ATTCAGGGATGATAAGTAATGTCTCTTACCACTATTCTCATTATTATATTGATTCTAATTCTGTTAGGTGGTCTTGGCCCATGGGCACCTGGAGGATATGGTTATGGATATGGGCATGGTAGCATTGGTATTGTGGGTGTCATATTAATTATCCTAGTTGTTTTTCTATTACTGGGTCGAATCTAAAAATAATTAATTAATATAATTCAATGAGTATTTAATATGGCTGCTTCCCATAAAAACGAAAAGACTCTAAAAGAGATCTATACGGTCCAGCCATCTATTAAAAATTCAGGCAATGGATCTTCTGAAGAGCATTATGTCAATTATGCTGAAGCACCTAAGCTAACCAAATGGGCAAATGAACCAACAGTAACCAAACTCAAGGAAGATCTTGAAGCTTCACGGCCTGCTCATGATTCATTCATAGCCAAAGTACGTCGCTGGAACGATCTGACCGAGGTCAAAGGTCAAGCAGCTCCGGTTAAGATTAAAGGACGATCCCAGGTCCAGCCCAAGCTTATAAGACGCCAGGCTGAATGGCGTTATTCAGCTCTCACTGAGCCATTTAATTCCAGTGAGAAGCTCTTTGATGTCACACCTGTGACTTTTGAGGATGGCCCAGCTGCACGTCAGAACGAATTACTTCTGAATTGGCAATTTCGAACCAAGATCAACCGAGTCACTTTCATCGACAATTATGTGCGTGCCAATGTCGATGAAGGCACAGCTGTCGTTCGTGTTGGTTGGTGTCGTTATATCGAAGAGGTCACGGAAGATGCTCCTGTCTGGCAGCATATAGCTCTCCAGAACCAACAGCAGATGATGCAGCTTCAAGCTGCGATCGAGCTTAAGGAAAACGATCCCAGACAATTTGAAGAAGGCATAGATCCAGCAATCAAAGCTGCCGTTGATTATTATGAAGAATCTGGACAGCCATCGGTGGCTATCCAGACTGGTACTGAAAAAGTTAAAGTTGAGAAGATTATTGAAAATCGACCAACACTAGAAGTAATTAATTTAGAAAATATCTATTTTGATCCTTCATGTGGTGATGATTTAGACAAAGCTGGTTTTGTCATTCTATCGTTTGAGACTTCTCAGGCTGAACTGAAGAAGGAACCCAAGCGTTATAAAAATCTCGAATATGTTGATTGGGAAGGTGCTGCGGCAATTACCGAACCCAACCATATGCCGCAATCGAATGATATTAATTTTAATTTCAAGGACCCTTTACGTAAGCGTATTATTGCTTATGAACGTTGGGGCCTATATGATATTCATGGTAAAGAATATCTGGAACCTATTGTTTCTACCTGGATCGGCAATGTAGTAATTAGGCAGGAAGAGAATCCTTTTCCTGATGGCAAACCACCTTTTGTGTTTGCTCCCTATATGCCGATCAAGCGTCAGGTTATGGGTGAGCCAGACGCAGAACTCTTGGAAGACAATCAGAAGATCCTGGGAGCTGTTTCCAGAGGCATGATCGATCTCCTGGGTCGATCTGCAAATGCCCAGCAAGGCTTTGCCAAAGGCATGCTGGATGTCTTGAATCGTCGTCGTTTTGAGCAGGGTCAGGACTATGAATTCAACCCCAACATGCCGCCCCAGCAGGGCATCATGGAGCACAAATATCCTGAAATTCCCCAATCGGCCATGGTCATGCTGCAGATGCAGAACCAGGAAGCCGAAGCTCTCACAGGCGTAAAGGCCTTCTCTGGAGGGCTTTCTGGTGACGCCTATGGAGAGGTGGCTGCAGGCATCAAAGGCATCCTGGACGCTGCTGCAAAGCGCGAGATGAGCATTCTTCGTCGATTGGCCGGTGGCCTGGTCCGAATCGGTAAGAAGATGATCGCAATGAACGGTGTTTTCCTGTCAGATAAGGAAACCGTTCGTATTACCAATATGGAATTTGTTACAATTAACCGTGAGGAATTGGGCGGAGAATTTGATCTAAAAGTTGATATTTCAACAGCTGAGGTTGATAATAATAAAGCCCAGGATCTGGCCTTCATGTTGCAAACCATGGGTAACACCATGGATTTTAACATTACTAAAATGATTTTAGCTGAAATTACTCGTCTAAAACGTATGCCAGAATTGTCACATGCAATTATGCTATTTGAACCAAAACCTGATCCTCTGGTCGAGCAAATGAAGCAACTTCAGATCCAAAAGGAAATGAAGGAAATCGAGAAGCTTCAGTCAGAGATTGATCTTAACCTGGCTCGAGCCAAGAGAGAAGAAACCACTGCCGAGAAAACCGCTCTCGAGACTGTCGAGCAGGAAACCGGTACGAAACATGCTCGTGACATGGAGAAACAGGCTGGTCAGGCTATGGGCAATCAGGCTCTGGCAGTAACCAAAGCACTGGTGACACCACGTAAATACGATCAGACTACACCGGATATTGAGGCAGCGATCGGTTACAACGAATTGACCAAGATGATGCATGATCCAAGGACTGGTCCTACGGCAACAACTTCTCCATACACACCGGGGATGACATCACAAGAACCCTTGGATGCTGCAGCTATCAATGCAATGGCTGGACCAGCAGCAGGATTGAACATGCTTCCAAGCAGGCCTGGTGGGCCTTCTCCTGAGCTCCCAGCTGGTCTTCTTCCTGGTTCCCCTCCAGGTCCACCAATGGCGCCTCCGATGGAGCCAGCAATGATGCCCCCAATGGCGCCTATTGACCAGGGACCAGTCCCAGGAGTACCTGTAGTTTAACCCCTATTAAAAGGAAACATTATGTCGGATATCCAAGATCTTGAGCAAGGCATCAAGGACGCCGAGGAATTGATCGGTCGCCGTCAAATGGCCCTCAAGCTTTCCGAAATTCGTGAATTCAGAAAGCTTATTCTGGAAGATTATATGGTTACTGAATGTGCTCGTCTGGTTCAGCTTTCAGCCGATCCTGCACTGAACGTACAGCAACGGGCTGACTCCCTTGCTATGGCTCAGGCCACTGGTCATCTGAAGCGCTATCTATCGATGATGGTGCAGATGGGAGCTGTTGCCGAACGTGAACTGCCTCAGATGCAGGCAGCTCTCGATGAGACACGCTCCATGGAAATGAATGATGACGACGTTGACGACGGGTCGGGAAAACAATGGGATGTCCGCCATGACGCCCACTGAAACAGCTGAAGCTGAAACCGAAACCATTGCTCAGGAAGAAAAGCCCAAAGGCAAAGCCGAGGAATCTAAAAAAGATTATCTCGAAATGTCTGACGAGGATTTTCTTAAAATTAATGGTCCTGAGAAATCAGAGAAACCTGTCCCAGAAAAGGTAGCTGGCGACGATAAGGCCGATGAAAGCGAGGACAGTAAGGTTGATAAAAAGGAGCAGGATACCAACACCAAGGATGAAACCAAGGCGACAGACGATAAGCCAGAGGAACCAAAGGAAGAGAAGAAGGCTAAGTCCGATTCTCCTGGTTCCAAGGTCGTAGTAGCTGAGTCGGAAGATAAAAAACCAAAGACTGATACTGTTGATTATGAGGGATTTTTCAAACAAATTATGACGCCTTTCAAGGCGAATGGTAAAACCTTTGAGGTAAAAACTCCCGAAGAAGCCATTCGTCTAATGCAGAAAGGCGCCGGTTATGGTCGTAAAATCCAGGATATGCAGCCCCATCTTAAGGTGCTACGTATGCTGGAGAAAAATAATTTGCTTGATGAAAGTAAATTATCATTTTTAATTGATTTGAATCAGAAAAATCCGGATGCAATTAAAAAATTAATTAAAGATGGTGGTATTGATCCCCTTGATTTGAATGCCGATGATAAAGTAAACTACACACCGAAAAGCCATGCTGTCACTGACAAGGAAGTAGCGTTCCATCAAGCCGTAGCCGAGATCCAGACACAACCCGGTGGCTTTGAAACGCTTCGCCAAATCAATCAGACATGGGATCAAGAGAGCAAGGGATTGCTCTGGGAATCGCCTGAGATCTTCGAGATCATCCAGACCCAGCGAGACAATGGTGTTTACAACCAGATCGTAGCTGAGATCGATCGTCAGAAGCTTCTTGGCACAATGCCGAATTCGACGCCGTTCCTACAAGCCTACAAGGTCGCCGGGGACCATCTGGTCAAGACCAATGGTTTTAAAGCGCCGATTCAGAACCAGCCTGTGACCAATGCCAATGGCAGTGGAAATGGTCAACAGCAGCCACAAGTGATCGCCACCCGTACAGCTGTACCGAAGTCTCAGGCTCAGAACAGCGATAAGGCTGCTACTGCATCGTCTACCAAGACGAGTACGAGCAAGCCTAACCTCGCCGTCAATCCACTGGAAATGTCGGATGACGATTTCATGAAACAATTTAAAGGCCGGTTTTAGATAATACCGACCGGAGGTATTACCAATGTTGAATTATAATGCTCCCGCATTTACCATCAGTGGTACCAAGTCCGATATTGACGCCACTGGCGGCGGTCAGATGCAGACCTTCTTCTGGCTCAAGAAGGCAATCATCACAGCTCGTAAAGAGCAGTATTTTATGCCGCTCTCCAATACGGTCAACATGCCGAAGCACTATGGCAAAACCATTAAGGTTTATGAATATGTGCCTCTGCTCGATGATCGTAACATCAACGACATGGGTATCGATGCTGCTGGTGCAGTCATCGCCAATGGCAACCTCTATGGTTCGTCTAAGGACATCGGCACGATTACTGCCAAATTGCCAGTGCTTTCGGAAAACGGTGGACGTGTAAACCGTGTTGGTTTCACCCGTATTCAGCGTGAGGGTTCTCTCCAGAAATTTGGTTTCTTTACCGAATTCACAGCTGAGGCTCTTAACTTCGATTCTGACGACGAGTTGATGGATCATCTTAGCACCGAGCTTATGAATGGTGCTGTTGAGATCACCGAAGACGTACTCCAGAGGGATCTGCTCAATGGAGCCGGTGTCGTTGTCTACGCTGGAACAGCAACCTCCAATGCAACGATTACCGCTGAAGGTGCTGGTGCTGCCTTTATTGATTACCAGGACCTGATGCGTCTTGATGCGATCCTGACCGATAACAGGACTCCCAAGCAGACTAAGATCATCACTGGTTCCAGGATGATTGATACCAAGGTCGTCAGCGGTGGACGTATCCTTTATGTCGGATCTGAATTGGTTCCGATGATCAAGGCCATGAAGGATCTGTTCAATAACCAGGCATTCATTCCGATCCAGCAATATGGCGATGCCGGTACCATCATGAACGGTGAGATCGGGTCCATTGATGCTTTCCGCATCATCCAGGTACCCGAGATGCTGAACTGGGGTGGTGCTGGTGCTACTGTCTCGGCCAACCCTGGTTATCGAGTCACTGGCACAAAGTACAACGTCTACCCCATGCTCTGTGTTGGTGATGATTCATTCGTGACGATCGGATTCGAGACCGATGGCAAGACAGTCAAGTTCTCTGTCATGACCAAAATGCCCGGTAAGGAAACTGCCGATCGCAATGATCCTTATGGCGAAACTGGTTTCTCGTCCATCAAGTGGTACTATGGTTTCTTGATGAAGAGGCCGGAACGTGTCGGTGTAATCAAGGGAGTGGCTCCGCTTTGATAATCTTCTACCCCCAGAAGATTAATCAATGAGCCCTGAAACTGGGGGAGATATTGAATCTCCCCCTCTTTTTTAAACGAGGATTCAATGGCTACTGAACTTTTTAATAATAAACGTATCAAGGCTTCCGGTGAACCTGCTCCTCCTTTGCCTTCAGATAATCCAAAGACAATTCCAGCTGAGCCTATTGATCCAGATGAAGAAATTCCGGCTGGAGAACCTGCTGAACCAGGAGAAGAAAATCCTTATGAAGAAGACGAACCTCGGTCGGCTTCAGGAGCTGCCGAGAGGATGACTGAAATTGAGATGCTCAAGAATCGAGCCAGGTTGATGGGAATTAACTTCTCCAATAACATTGGCCTTTCTTCGTTGAGAGCCAAGGTTCAGGCCAAGCTCGATGGTGAGATTGAACCAGAATCAGAAACAATTTTGGTGGAATCTCCTAATGACAAGCCTGCCCTCAGTCTTCGTCAGAAAATGTATAACGAGGAAATGAAGCTGGTCAGGCTTCGAATCACCAATCTGGATCCAAAGAAGAAGGATTTGCCCGGAGAGATTTTCACTGTCGCTAATGAAATTTTGGGTGCTGTGAAGAAATATATCCCTTATGGAGAAGCGACTGATAATGGCTACCATGTACCTTACATTATCTATCGACAATTAAGGGAACGTGAGTTTCTTAATATCAAAACTCGTAAAGATAATCGTGGGCGAACAATCGTCGAGACCAATATGAGTCGGGAATTCGCTCTTGAAATCCTACCTCCATTGACCCAAAAAGAATTGGATCGTTTGGCTGCATCTCAAGCTGCAGCTGCTGGTATGTCTAATTAATTTTTATATAATTATACGGAGTACGCATAATGGCAGCCGTTCCGTCTGGCGCCGACGAACTAGCCAATGATCTATTGGATTCACTGACGGAAGGTGTGGAATTCACTATTCCGGAAGTCGATTTTGATGATCCGGCATTTGATATCCCTCCTGCTACCGGAGATATGTATCTTCCGGTTACCAAGCTTACGACTGCAGACCTGACGACTGGAATGGTCGGTGGTGCTGGTATGTTCGACCAGTTGATGGTCAGCCTGGCTGCTCATCTTAAGGTTGAATACACAGCCAATCGTATTGCTGGGGCTGAGTACACCAAGGCTTACATAGGGGTCATTGCAGCCGCTCTGCAGACCGCACAGCAATATCTGCTGGCTAAGGATCAATCCTATTGGCAAGCCATCCTGGTTCAGCAGCAGGCTCGTATAGCTGAGATCGAGGTTGTCAAGGCTCGTGTCGAGCTCGAGACTGCCAAGGCCCTGTTGGCACGGACTCAGTTCGAGGCTCATAATGCTGAAGCCCAATATGGTTTGACCAAGATGCAGATCGCTAATCAGGATATTGCATATGCTCAAACAGTCGCTCAGATAGAAGGTATAGATTATACTAATACTAATATCTTGCCAGCACAAAAACTTGGTATTGATTATACCAATACTAATTTGCAAAGCACTGGTGAAGGTATCGAATATACCACTGCAAATATTCTTCCAGCCCAAAAAGCATTGCTTACAGAACAGACTGAAGTCCAGAATGCCCAGATATCTGATACACAAATTGAAGGTGCAGTAGCAGTTTCAGGTCTTATTGGAAAACAGAAATTGCTTTATACCCAGCAGATTGATTCCTATAAACGAGATGCTGAAACCAAGCTGGTCAAGCAATATACGGATGCTTGGCTGACCCAGAAAACAATTGATGAGGGTTATCCACTCCCAGCACAGTTTGCTAATACCGAAATTGATGAAATTCTTATTGCTCTTAGAACCAACCTTGGTTTGGGTTCATAATAGTGGGCCTGTTTAGCACTGAAAGTACTATTAGTGTTACATCAGTTGTCTATAACATGGCAGGTGAGGAAAAAGATCGTCCTCAATATTTACAAAGTCTTTTGATTCGTAATATCCTTTCAGGAACCAAGGATAGTATTGGTGATACAATTAGAAATGGTTATCTGAACGGTCCTGCCATACGATTCAGACAATTTTTCAGGTGGGCTCGTAAGCCTGAAAAATATGACCAGATTGGAATGCCTGTTGGTTCTGTTGGTTCTGGATCTGCACTTAGTCCATCAGATGTAGAGCCTTTCATACCTGATATTGTTTCTCCAGATGAACCCTGGTGTCAGCATGCTCCAGTAGGTGGTGCAGATTTATCTTATTGGGCTGAACAATGGATAATGGAAAATAGGCCACTTGATCTCGATACGGCCTGGTTTTTTGATTATAATGTAACAACTAATCAGATTACAATTACATTTGTAGATACTACTACAGCAACTTTTACTCCAGTTGATTTTGATTATACAGGATATTATCTTTATGCATATTATATAATTGTAACAAATACTGGTACTGTCGATATAGAATATTCATTGGATCATTTATTTATTTATAAATTAGGATCAGGTATCCCTGAACTAGATGCTCTTATTATTGCTGGTTCAGATTATGGAGAATTTTTTCCATTTATTCCCATTCGTGTTAATAATCAATTTATAAGTGAAACACATTATCCTGATGTTTTTGAGCAAACTAAAAAGGCTTATAAAAAAGCAACTGGAGGAAAGCTTCCAAAATTAATTGAAGAGCTTGAAGATAATCCAGATCTTGCAGATATTGACCATGCTTACGTAGTTTTTGGAGTTTCTCTTAATGTTGTAGAGATGGCATGTAAACGATATCTTTATACGTTTTTTGAAAAACTACAACTTTCTCAAGTAGGTGGTCTTGATGCTTATAATGATTGGCTTGCAGGAGTACCTGGTGAAAATGCAAGATATGATGATTGGGCAGCATGGGAAGAACGTTCAAGACTTCCAGGTTTTGATATAACCACGGATCCTGAACCACCTCGCCCAAATATGTCTGAAGTAAGTAAAAATGAACTTTTAATTAGAAGTGAAAGTGCATTAAATACTCAATATGATACCCGCATAAGATGGTCATATATTAGTAATGGTATTGGTACTGGATTAGGTAGACCTGGGGCTAAGAAAAATGATTGTTGGTTGGAATATATGGGAGAAGATGAAATAGCTCGAAATTATTATAGAACAATTCCATTCGCTGGTGCTATTACATTTCTTTATGAAAAATTTCGTATTTATTGGCAACGTGATATTGATGATTTTACATACTTAGATGTAGTAGGAATGTATCATGCAAATTATATCTATAAAGGTAAAGGTGTTCTTATTACTGCTAAAAAAGCTTTAGAAGATGCTGAGGAATCGGGTTTCATTGTTCCACTTCATAATGAAACATGGCGGGAAACACCGATTATTGATGCATCCCAGATGGCGACAGCTTGTGTTTTTATTGTTTTCAATTGTTATGAAGAAGTTAAACAGAAGTGGTATGAAACCGGTATCTTCAGAATTATTCTGGTAATTGTCATTGCCATTGCCAGTGTGGTATTCACAGGAGGTGCTGGTATTGGACTTCTAGGTGCTCATCTTACAGTGGGCACAGCCCTTGGATTCACAGGCATGACTGCAGCGATCGTAGGATCGGTGGTCAATGCACTGGCAGCCCTGGTTCTCACCACCATCCTCGAGAAGGTAGCCAGTGCTCTTGGTATTATGGGTCCAGTCATTGCGGCAATCCTGGGCATCGTCATTGGCAACGTCATCAGTGCATTCCAGGCTGGAACAGCCTTTGCGTTTGATCTGACAACCTTGTTCCGGGCCGAGAATCTCCTGAAATTGACCAGTGCTGTTGGTGGCAGCATCCAGCAGATGATTCAGCAGCAGACTATTGCGATCCAGGAAGAGATGACCAGCTTCAATGAGCGAGCCGAGGCAGAGCTCAAAAAAGTCGAAGAAGCATACGTAAGCGCATTCGGCTATGGTAGTATCGACATAGGCGTAGGCCCAATCACGAGAATCGATAGCATTGGAACCATGCAATCTGAGAGCCCTGATGTGTTTCTGGCTCGAACGCTTATGACTGGATCCGATATTGTAACAATGTCTCAGGATGTTGTGTATAATTTTGCAGAATATAGCCTAAAATTGCCCGATGCATTCGTTTAATTATAGGTGATAAAATGGCTGGTTATAATTATACTTATCAAGCTCCTGACCCAGATGATATTTTTGGATCCCTTGGGCAATTTAATTCCCCTGCTGTAATGGGAACTACTATGGCAAATCCTGGGGCTGTAGCTGCAGCAAACACCCCAGTTCCTGATGCATGGACCGGTGGAGGAATAGATTTAAGAACACCTACTGTATCAGGATCAGGATTTCCTATTCCTGGTTCAGGTACTGGTGGGGGTAAAAATTCAGGATTTAACTTTGGTTTCAATCCTGGTTCCATTGACATGGTTACCTCTGTCCTTGGGACCCTTGGGGGTCTTTGGCAGGCTTGGGAACAGAATAAGATTGCCAAGGAAACATTGAATCTCCAGAAACAATCTGCCAATGTCAATTTTGCTAATCAGATTAAAGCCTATAATCGAGTGCTCGAAGATGTGAGTTATAACAGACAACATAGTGGTGGCTGGTCTCCGGAACAAACAGCAGCATATGAGAGTGAGCACCAATTGAAACATAGGCCTATTGGTTAATTATTAATATTTTGAGGATATTATTATGCCCACTAGCAACACACTGACATGGAAAGATGTAAGTGCCAATTTTGGTGCTGGTGGAGATGGTGGAGCCAATTTTGGAAATATTATCCAGAATAGCATGGAGCCACTTCGACGGTCTCTGCTGGAGGAACGTCTACGTGCAGATAAATCTTACAGCATGGATCAGATCCAAAAAGCTCTTACTATGCAGGATCCAGATGCAGTAAGAGGTGCTTTGGCCAGTGGTGCCATTGATATGGATGAGTATAATGCTAATTTTTTTAGTGATTATACTAGCAAACTTTTAGATGATAATCTGAAAAAATTAACGACAGCTGCCACTCTTAAGGAATCCGCTGCTGCTCTGGAATCACGAAAAATTACTGATGAAGGATCCAGACTTTCCAATATAAGTGCTGGGCAAACTATTGAAGATAATAAAATAAAATTAGAGAAAAATTTGCATGATTGGAATAAACAGTTAGAACAGGAAACAGTTCTACCAAATGTGCTAAAACAGGTTGCCCAATTACAGGATATGGCTACTGGAGGTAATCCAGAAGGTGCTCTTAAAATAGCACGTACTCCTGAATTTGTTGAGCTGGCAGTTAAAGGAGGTCTCACTGAAGAACGACTCAATGGTCTTCGTGAGAGTTTTTATGCTTCTGCTCAACAAGCTCGAACAGAAGAAAAAAATGCTTATGATACTAATCGAGAAAAACGTAGACGAGGTGGAACAGCACGAGAAGAAGATATAAAACTTGAAACAGATATTATAACAGCAGAACAAGGGTTAGAAACAGCTGAATCAGATGCTGTTACTAAAGCTCTTGAACGTGCAGGTAAAGCAGAGAGCAACGAAGCTGCAGCATTTGTTTTAGAAAATAAGGAAAAAATCCTTAAGGGTTACCCAACTCCTCGAGAAATGTTGTTGGCCGTTGATGCCCTTCCTGGTTCTACGCTAGGTAAAGCTGCATTAAAAGATGCCATAAAACAGGCAGAAACATCTATTCCCAATATGACTCCAGAAGAGCTGGAGATTTTTAATTATGAAAGAAATCCCAATGCTCCTAGAGGACAACGTACTCGAACAGATGCAACTACTTTTGCGGGTGGATTTACTGATTTAATAACTGCTACGGAAAGTGGTCGTGGTGGTTATCGAGCTATGTACGGGCAAGCTCAGGATGACCCTAATAGTGAATATAATGGTCTTGATATTAGAACGATGTCAATTGCTCAGCTTGATAATCTAGCCAATGATGGTGGTTATAAAGCTTGGGTTGCTGCTCGTAATAACGGTGTTGAAGCCAGTCCATTTGGAAAATACCAAATCGTTAATAATACATTACAGGAAGCAGCTCGTGAATTAGGCTTGGATCCAAACACCAAGTTCGATGAAGCCACTCAGGATATGATCTTTAAACATCTCCTGGATAAACGGCTTGGTAGTGGACGAGGTGATATAAATGCTACATTAAAAGGTGTCCGTCAAGAATGGGAAGGTCTTAAGCGTGTCGATGACCAGACTCTGCTTAAAGCTATCCAGGATTACCAATCAGGTGCTGTTGCCCGAGACAGGATTGGTCCTCAAGGCAACCAGGCTCTTGATGCAGGTTTGAGTCTGGCCCTACAAGGCATTGGTGCTGGTAAGACTTATCCAATTGATGAGACTCGTGGTGAGGCAGCTACGAAATTTATTCAGGAAATCGTTGCCGATCCAGGACCCATCGATCCTCAAAAGTGGGATATCGTAACTGATATCGTAGCTGAAGCAGATAATAGAGCAACTGCCCAAAATCAGAAATTGATGGCCGATAATATATTTGGTGGTAATATCCCTGGTTTGATGGCTGCTATTCAAGATCCTGCAAATCAAAACTTACTTTCATCTGCTGTAGCTAAACAATTAAAGGCTGCATACCCTGATATGGATGAAGGAAATCTGACAACTGATCTTAATACTCTTTCTAAAGAATCTGGTCTTCAGCCTGGTATAGTAGCAGCCTTTATGTTGGCAGCTCCACAGGAAAATATGTGGCTTTTGTCAGATGCTGCTGGTATTCAGGATCCACGTAAAGTTAATATGGATGCAGTTAGAGATTTAATGAAAGAATTTGTTACACCCGGAGCAAGTTCTGGTGAAAATACAGCTGGAATAATGGCTCAGCTTGAACAGATCCGTGCCAAGACTGCGGCCAGTGGTGAACTTGCAGCTGTTCAACAAAGAGTCAGACAAGCTACTGCAGATCTGGCTCAGGCATCTTATCGTATAGCTCAGGGTGAAACACAACTCTCTGATAAAGCAGCAAAAATAAGACTTGAACAGGCTCTTGCAGCACAAGATGAATTAATTAAACGTATTGATGCTTCTTCAATATATAGTGCTCAGGGAGCTGGAGTAGGCGCCCAAGCACAATAATTAATATTACCAAAACATATTAGAGTGTAATGGCTGCTACCTCGAATACCCTTCAGAGACTTCTGGATCCAATCTCTGCAAGAGACCTGGATTTCACTGCTCGTGACGAAGCTTACAAGCGTCAGACTATGGAATTGGTGACTACGCCCCCACCTGCACCACTCGCACGAGTGCTTGAACCAGTACCTACACCCGTATCTGAAGTTCCCAGACGGGTTACCCCGGCAGACCTTCAGGCTCTGGATCCATGGAGTGTCCCTCTGGGAGCTACTGAAGCTCCCAAGCCTCAGTTTGGTGCTCCTACTCCAGAAGACAATCCGTTCGATGTGCCTTTTCAGGCACCTGAACGTATTCTCCATCCAAGGCTGAAGCTGGAATCAGATCTACAAGAGATTCGTGATTATAGTGCTACCCCTGAAACGATAGCTCTATATACTCTTGCCAAACACAAGGGTAATGATTTCATTAAAAATAATGCTGTCATACAGGATTACGATAATCTAACTTCCGATCAATTTCGGGTAAAATACGGTACTGATGTCTATCGTAATTTGGTAGCTCTTCAGATTGCTGGTCGACCCATCACTGGTATGGCTCAGACCACTAGTGGTCTCGGTGAGACCGTGCAGGATCTGGCTGTCCATGGAGCATCCACTGTTGTCAGTGGAACTGCTGACCTGGCTGCCATGGTTCAGGCTAATAATCCATTAAGCAAACCAGTTACCGACATGGTCGGTAAATTATTTGGTGTTGATAATCTTAATGATAAAATAGCCTTTGAGGTTTCTCAGCTGGGACATGCTGTTTCCGATGCGATGGTTTCCCATGGACAGTCGTCTACTTCTGAACAGCAGACGATCGTAGCCCATTTCCAGAATGTGGCTGATCACATCGATCAGGCTGCCAAATACAAAAAGGATCTCCGCACCGAAGGTGAGATGGTCGCTAACCTGCGCTATGGCGGTGCTCAGGTCGTAGACGGAGCTTTGCAGCTTTATAATAATCCCAAGCACCTCGAGAACCTGACCTCTCAAGCCATTGGCTCACTCGTTACCCTTGGTCCTATGACCAAAGGCCTATCCTATGTGGGCAAAGGTCTGGCAGCTACCAAATACGGCGCCAAGTTGGCTCCTTATGCCGAAGGAGCAGCCTTCAATACAGCCGTAGGTCTGCAAGAAGCAGGTGGTGCCTATGGTGAAGTGATCCAGCGTGTCATGGCTCTGGATCATCCGACCCTGATGAGACAGTCCGAAGGTTACCGGGATCTGATCAACCAGGGATACAGTGAAAGAGACGCCAAGGTCCAGCTGGCAATGGATGCTGCTCAGATAGCAGCACCAACTGCTTTCGGTACAGGATTTGTCACCAGCAAGCTGGCTCCAAGGGAATTCGAGCTTGGCATCCTTGGGCAGGGAGCCAAGAAGACACTGGCTCAATCGCTTAGGGCTCTACCCGGAACCGCAGCAAGAGAGTTCATCGAAGAGACTCCTCAGAGTGCAGCTGGGCAATTCGCTGCCAACCTTGCTCTGCAACAGACCGTGGATCCGTTCCAACCTCTTGGTGAAAATGTTGCCGAGGTTGGTATCCAAGGTGGTATTGCAAGTCTTGGTGTTGGTCCGATCCTTAAGGGTCCTGGCATTATTGCCAAAACCCTCGCAGCACCAGTCAAACTTGGTTATGAGCAGCTCGCCAAGAGAGCTGGCAGGGTCAAAGCTGCAAACGAATCAAGCTCGAATGTTTCGACCGAAAACATATCAGAAGATATTCAATCAGTTGCCAAAAACTCAGGCAGTCTGGCAGAGGGTCTGCGATCGCTAGTCGAAGAAAGCGAGACAGCCAGACAGGTAGCAGAGCAAGCCAAGGACCAGACAGACCAGGTCCAGGGTGCTCTGGATCAGGTTCAGAGGAGCCAGGAACAAGACACAGGAGCGAACCCGCCAGCACCTCTGACTGACGTGGCTGCTGTTATTGATGTGAGTGAGACTGCACCTGTAATAACCACTCCTGAAGCTCGAGCTCAGGAAGCCGAGGAATTTATCCAGAAAGTTGAAACTTCAGCCACTCTTCGAAAGGAAGATATAGAAACTCTTCCCAGTCAGCTTACTAAAAAATTAACAGATCTTCAATCCAAACTGGATCAGACACTCACCCGTTTTGATGCCATGATTGAAATGGCCAAAATAGTGGAAGATCCAAATGCATCTGTGAGTGATCAGGCTTCTGCAGCTGTATTTATTGCAGATATTATTAATCAAAATAGAGACCTATTTAGTGGGGAGTTACCTGCATTTTTGCAGAATACCCCCCATGATAATCCACATTTTAAAGCACTCATAGATACATTTAGAAATCTTCAGCGCATGGAAAAAAATCCCATGATCGCTGATGCCATACGCTTTGCTCAGGATGAACTGAACATCCCCGATGTGGATCTAGACACGGTTGGATCTACCTCTCCAGAAGGTCTGCAGACCATCAGGAACGTGATCGGTGCAGCGACCCATGCACCAGCCAGATTGAACGAAAACGTAGCCAACCAAGTTCTACGACAGGCTGACGAAGGCAAAGCCAAGATCAGTCCTGAAGAGCTTGCAACCATCCGAAATGCTTTGGCCTTGCAGGTTGAGGCAGCCAAGGCTCAGCCCAAGGTCGAACAGGTCGAGGTCAAACCAGGACCAGCTGCAGAGGCTTTGTCAACTCAGGCACCAACTCCTGCTGCTGCACCCAAGCCCAGAGCCAAGACGACCACACAGGATTTCGTTGCAAAGCAGATCGAGACCGAAGGAGGAGACGAGAAGCATCAGCTCTCGTTGAGGCAGCATGTCTCGGAAATCAATCGGGCTATTAAAAATAAAAAACCAAGATTAATAAAAGAGAAGATTCAAAATCTTGTTGATTTTGCCAAATCTCAAACCAATAAAGTAATAGCCCTCAATGAATCAATTGCCAAAGGCGATGGCTCAAATGCGCCTTATCAGGCAATTAATTCCAAGGGTAAATTTTATACCAACAAAACAGGTGTTGGAGTTAAATTAGGAAATCCTGGTTCCGAGAACTTTGCCCGTCAGGTTCACAAGGAAGCGACCAGCCTTGTCGATCTAGCCAATCAGATCATCAACCAGCATCCAGAGGCCAAGATTGAACCTCTGCCGACCCCGCCTGCTTTGAATTTACCGGAGGAAGGCTCGACAACCACCCAGCAAGAGACACCACCTTCGGCTACCACGTCGAAGACAGCAGCTACTGAACAATTGGAGCCTCCCTCCGTCCCGGCAACTGGTGGGGTACCGGGAGCCATTGATACCACAGCTCCCACAACCCAGACCAGTGCCCCTGCCGAGCTGACTCCTGAAGAAAAAGCCGAGCAGAAAAAGCTTCAAGATCCAAAACAAACGTCTGATGACGAATTAATTAATCGTGTAAAGTTTTTTGATAGACAGGAAAAACAAAGCAAAACAAAAACATTAAGTCCTAATGCTACCAAAAGCCTGAAAGCTATTCACGAGGAAATAGCTCGTCGTAAGGCACTCAAAATTGAACCAGTGAAGGAAGAGACTCCTCCGTCTGTCACAGAGCCCGCAACATCCGCAACAGGCCAATCCAGATTCACCCCCGAAGAGCTCAGAAGCGATCCGGAATGGGAACAGGATGAAAGCCTGAGCGATGAGATGGATCGGATTGAGAAAAAAGAAAAACTCACTCCGGATGATGAAGCCACTATCGAGGCTCTCCAGAAAGAAATGGATCGTCGTTATGACGAAGCCATAATCCAGGAAGAGCAGGAACAAACACCACCTGTTGAACAAATAGTTGAACAGACACCCACCAAAAAAGTAATCAAATCTAAACGTAAACCCAAAACAGTAGCTAAATCCCTCCAGGATCTAAGCATTGTCCTTGAGACAAAGCCAACCGAACCAGAAACCAAACCCAAACTTGAACCAGTCGAAGAGGCAGTCGAGGAACCTGTAGGGGCTGAACCAGAATCCATTCCTCTGGATCAGGCCTATGAGAACCTGGCCGAGAGCAGCGAAGGCAATTATTTCCTGAAGGCTTATAAGCGAGGTAAGAAAATAGGCTCCCGTCTGATGACGGTAAAAAGTCCGTTGGCTGCTATGCGGAAAGCGCTGTCAGGACAGACAGCCTTGGCTCAGTTTGCTGGTGGAGATGCCCGTCTGCCAAGGCGTCTGCCTATATGGCAGGAATTTTTAACTGATACGGCAAATAAGATTACTACTAATTTTAAAACTCGTATGTATGGCATTATCAATTCTAAAGTGGATGAGAATGGTAATCCTAAAACTTCTTTCCTGGATCTTATGGATCAAGGTAGTCCATATAATCGATATATGAATTATAAAACCATGAATCTTCTGGAGAAGGTTGATGGTGTCTATGGGCTTAACAAGCAGCTTCTAGAGTCGGGTGTCCTGGCAGCCATGGACTGGCTGCTCAATGTTCAAGACCGTACTGTCAACCACAGTGCAGAGCGACTGGCTGCTGTGCTGGGCGTAGACGAGAACCTGATTGAACAGAGAACTCTCGACGAATGGAACCGTGGCATTGGCTTGAGTGAGGCCAAGCGATCCCTGGCTCAACAGCTGAAAAAGTTCTGGGACGTACAGGACAACAAAGACGTATCCGAGACCTACGTACAGGGCGTAGCCGAGGCTATGGCTCTTGAGCTCTTGGTCGCCATGGAGCAGACAGGCCTTCTTAAAAATGGTGAGTTTGCAGAGCCTACACTCACTGAAAAAACATATAATATGGTTTATTTTGACAGGCGGTCAGACGATGACAAAGCCCTATTAAACAAGCTTGGTGAAGAACGTAATACGATTTCTGATTTAGCTCTGGTAGATAAGCTTCGTAGTGGGCGCAGTGTCGGTGAACCAATCACTGAGGTTCCCCAGCACCTACTGTACAATCCCAACGTCAGCACAACGAACCAGCAGAAAAAAGCAGCCGGAAACGTACAAGCCACCAGGCATATGACCAATATGCCGATGGTCAACTTCATGCGAGCATTGGGTCTTCAGAATTATATTAATGCACTGGGAGGCAGGCTTACCGATCCCAGAGTGACTGATCCAGAGAAGACCAATATTAATGATGCTAGGTCCAAAGCAGGTGCTAATTTACAATTAACCAACAGTTATAATGGTATGCTGGCTCAGGTTGCTGAAGTTGAAGCCTATTCTGAAAGAACAGGTATCCCGGTCAGTGAGGTACCCACCTTCTTCGAGTATGCGGTGCTCAGTATTGGACGCCTGCAGATGCGTGGCTTATTCAATGGTCAGGCCGACAAGCTGGCACGTAATATAGTGACTCCTGTCCGGGCCAAGATCGATCTTTCTCAGCCTGGTTCCCGTAAATTTTCTGACTTCATGCAGGCCATAGGCCAGGGCCTTGGAGCCAAGCCTGAAAGCAAATCACGTAGAGCTGTAACTGCTGCAGCCTTTGAAAAACTTAAATTCTATCGACCGATAATCGATGGAATTAAGGTCCATCTTCGGGATGAAAAGAAAGGATCTCTATCTCAGGATACGATCGATGCCCTTGTCAATCTGGCTCCTGAAGACAAGCTCACAGATCATGGTCTTCAGTCCCTGCTGGATTATGCCCGCTACGAGGTTTTACGTGAATCGAACCATGGGGATCTAACCCGGTTCGAGTCATGGAATTTCCTCGAGGCCGATGGCAAGACCAATGGCCCGATCAATGCTCTCATGCTGTGGGCAGCAGGTGCGATCACTCCCAGGTTCCTGGATCTCGTCAACAAAGGTGGCATGTTCTTTGGGGCCAATGACAAGACCCTCGATCAGCACGGAGACACAGTTGATCTCTATAAAGCCTCCGGTAATAAAGCCTCTGAGAAAGTCGGTCAGCTTCATGCTGCCATTAGGGATGATAACAATCCCAAGGTCCTGGCTCAATTCAATGCCTTCAGACGGATTATGACAGCCCTTAATACCAATATCGTTCTTAAGGGCGACCAGATTGAAATCTCTCGCGGCTTTGTCAAGAACCCATTAACCATTACGGTTTATGGTTCTGGGGCTAATGGTATAGCTATTAAGGCCACCAAAGAATTGACTGAATTTATTTATCAGAAGCTCAGTGAATCACTTCAGACAGGTGTAGTACCAGGAGATTTAATCTATAAGGATTATCCTGATAATTCTTTCCATGATGATCTGAGTTTGCTGTTAAGCAGGACACCTGACATATCCAAAGATAAAAAATTTGGTACTTATTATTTTACCCGTCCTGTCAAGCATGTTGCATTTGACAGAAAAGGCAAACCAGGCAGTGATGAATTCCTGAAAAACTTCACATTCAGCAAGACTGAATTTGATGCCCTGCGTGACAACGTACAGTTCTTTCTGACTGACCCCATGGTCAGTGCAATCACTGATGAAGTGATGAAAGAAATTGCTCCTGTCATCGAAGCCATCCAGCAAGCGACCCAGATCCAGTCGATCGTGGTTCGTAATATGTTCAGGAATAAAGTTTTTGCCAAACTAGCTGATAAGCAGATTAATCCAAATAAATATCCTAATTATCATAAGGGAGATTTTCTTTCTCAGAATGAACTTAATGAGATCTTTAATTCTCTTAAACAGTTCATGGCTGTCATCGATACAGGAACCCAGCGCTATCAGATTAACTCCCATGAAAGCGCTGACGTATTTGCCAAAGCAACCATAACATATAACGGGCAGTCATATAATATCACCATGCCGGAATCGTTTGCTCGATCCCTGTCAGGTGACATGAAGGCTCCCATCTTTATGAACACACCCAACCTGGCTGGTGTGAAGGCTATTCCCTATCTGAACATTGGTTCAGGTGATGGCCAGATGATGCTCCATGGCATGAGCATTGATATCCACAGGAGTGATATCTCGAGGCGTACCCTGCCTGTGTTCGACGGTCTCAATATGCCGATCGATATGATCCTGGAATACTCCCGACTCATCAATGAGTCGGTATTCAAGACCTGGACACAAAATTCTCCAATGCGGGCAATTGCCGAGTCATTCAGGACATTTGCCGAGAACCGCCCGATCCAGCAGGTACTCGATCCTGATAATGGTTTGAACCAGACAATAGATGACACCATCCTGGAAATGTCCAAGATCGAGGGGGGTTTCAAGCCTGAAAAGCTTATCGATCAGACCAGCATGGAAATGATGATTAATGACCTGGTCCGCAAGCTTGAGGATTTCGCAGGTGATTTGGAAGACCGCCAGCAGGTGTACCGTGAAACCACCCAATCCATAGACCAGATGTCTTCAGGCAAAGGCCCTCATAACGTCAAGGGAACTGGTGCTCTTATTCTGGTTCCAGGCATGTCAAACCAGGAGATCGCCCATGCGATGGAAGCTCGACGTATCGAGTTGTCAAACATCAGGGCTGGTCACCGCAAGACAGCGCAGACAGCACCGGCAGTTGCACTGATCCCTGCAAGCACGCCTGTAGCGCAACTCACGCCTGCCATGCAGAAGGTTCTTGCCCTTGGCACCGAGGATGTATCCGGTACCCGTGTGATCCAGGCAGACCAGCTTCCTGATGTTATTAGGGCTCTTGGTTCCACGGTTGATTCACAATTTGCCAGACAGCTGGTTAAAGCCATTGCCAAGGAATACCGGCTGGTTTTTGGTACACCTACCCAGTTGGATAACTGGGAGCGATCCAATAATGTTGATCGTTTCCAACCTGGTTCCAACGACAATGCTATGGGTAAAATCGACCCTGTAGCAAAAGTTATTCTTATCTCGAATTTGGTCCCAGAAACCATTATCCATGAGCTGATCCATGCAGCTACGATCGACAAGGTAAGAGCCTATTATTCAAACCCAAGATCGCTTTCTCAAGAAGACCGTGATGCCATTCGACGTATCGAAGGCTTGATGAATGAATGGTTGACACTTGATTTCACCAATAATGACGAAATCATAGTTAACGCTCATCAGATGGCACAGTCATCCATTCTGGGTTGGATGCGTAAAGGCGTAGCCGAAAACGAACCAAATAAATATATGGCTGAAGCTATTAATGAGTTTATGGCCTGGACATTATCGAACCAGGAGCTTCGTAATAAAGCCAGGACCCTTAAAAACTCAGCCTTCAGGATTCTCAAGGACACCCTTGAGGCTCTTAAAGCCTGGTTTGGCAAGAGTCTGAGAGTACCTAACAACCTCCTGGCTCAGCTGCAGTTCAACACCCGGATCCTGATTTCAACACCAACCGATCTGGACAATCTTAAGACCGATGCCAACTCGGTGACCCTATTTCAGTCGCCTACTTTTGGTAACAGCGATCGGCTGACCTATTTCAGAGAACGATTTAAGGAAAAAATCCTTACCTATATAAACGAAGGTGATCCTAATACCCTCGAAGGCTATCGCCAACGCTACCAGCGTTCCAACGAGATCCGGGCTGCCAGACAGGCAAGCCGGGATCTGACGATAGGCTTTGTCAGACAATTTGGTGATCTGAGAACCATGCAGGCATGGGCCACCTTTTATGAGATGCAGGTAGGCCTGATGACCGAGCTGCAGCTTAATCCCAATTCACTGGCTCGCATGCAGGAACTCTATGACCACGTCATCTCCAAGCTGGAAGTGACAGATTTCCGAATCAACAACGATCCTAATGATCAGGCCGACGAGGCACAGGCCCAAGGCAAATACGATGCAATTCATGGTCTGCTGGTCAAGAAGACCGATCCCTATGGACGTAGTTCCCTGTTGAGCTCCTTCGTTTCATTGGCCATGAGCTCTGACATTTTCAGGGGAGTCCTTGCCAAGATCGACAAGCCCCCGACTGACAAAAGCACCACGACCAACACCATGGATCGGATCCTCGAGGACGCAGGCAACGCTTCCATTGATTGGCTTTCCCTGATGGCATCGGGTGAGAAATCCAAGGCCCATAATGTCCAGGAAGCGATGGACAATCTGGCGTCTGCAATGATCGAGAACGTAGGCGATCAACGCTCTGCCATCGAACAGCAGACCCATGGTTTCTTCAGTGGAGCCGATCGATATTTTTATGATAATATGCAGGCATTAACTCAAAGTGCCATTCAGAAATCAAACCAGGTTCTGGCAACCAGCAACAGCAAAGTAGCCCGTGCTGGAGCAAAACTTCTTAAAATTACTTCTCGAATAATTAATGAGAAATCCTCAACAGCTATAGCTCAGGGATTTGTTAATAACCTGGCCAAGCTAGATGGCCAATATGAGATCATGGCAATCGCCAATGACATCGTTCTTCGCACTGACGAGAACGCACCCATCTACGACATGATTGCCGAAACCAAGGCCACTGCCGAACAGACCCGTCAACGTTATCGTGACGAGCTCCCCGAGGAACTGGCCTCTGAGTTCTCCCGTCCTCTGACCCAGGAGGAATGGACAGCCCAGCACAAAGTAGCCCAAACCGATATCGCTTCCCTGAAGGCCACCTACGGGGCCGCTGGAGCGGTTCGGATGATTTTCGATGCTGCATACAGGTCAGCGGAGATTCGTGCCAAGGAGGCCTTTATACGCGCCCAGGAAGGCACTCGGGCAGCGAAGATCCTTGAGAAGGCAAAGCAGCTTGCTGGCTATCTCAACACTGGGGAGCTTGGTCTCAACCTGTTGCCCAATACCTATGCGATTTCCAAGTTGAATGGTGAGGTTGGATTCAACCGATCGACGCCTGATCCCCAGACCGAGAATGCTGTCGACGAGTTGGTAACCCTTTATGCCATCAGGGGCCTGAGCCAGGAAACCAAAGATACAATTATAAATCTTGGAAATGAGAACCAGAAGAATAAAGAAGGTCTTGAATTTGTATTTCATTATCTGGTTGGGCAGAGAAAAGACGAACTAGATAAGGCAAAAGCAACCCAGCTGGGTAAAAACAATTATTATAAAGGTGGTGGACTTCCCTCCGAGCAAGTAGGCAACGATTCCCTGGTCATCGAAAGTGATCGTGAGCACGCCAACATGCTCAAGAAGGGCTACGTCCATCAGGGTGCTTACACTGGTTCCTCTGCAGACCAAAATCTGACCCCGAGATCCTATTATTATTCACCCACTGCTGGATTAGCCCCCTATCGACAAGGCGTCATGCAGACGGTTCATGTGACAGCCTCTGGGATAGATCCCCAGACAGGCTACACGGTCGGTAGACTGATGGCTGGACGTATCGTCAATGGGCGAGAGATAGCCCAGGTCCAGCAACAGCTTAGGAACCAGGCAGGAACCAACGAGAACTTACGTCTGGTCTATGAAGACGATGGCTCTGTCATTGCCATGGAACGCATGGCGGATGTGAACAAGACCAACACGATCGAACGTAATACCAACCTATCCGAGATGATCGGCGCCTGGAGAGGTCGCCAAGTCGAAGAGATATTCGCCACCGAGATCAACCGAGCCCTGGTGAACGAACTTTATACGATCTGGGAGAAAGCCAGACAGGAAGGTCGAACCAATGAGTTCGTGAATATATTTACGTCAACCGATCCAGTGATCCAGAACACTGCCAAGTTGGTTCCCAACTTGATGCGGGATCATATCAAGCAGAAATTTGGCAGAGATACTTTCATGGTTCATCGATCCATGGCCTTGAATGCTCTCGGTGATCGGCAGGCCTCAGTGAGCGATATGTTCACCGGGGAGACACGTTGGAACCCTGCAGTGCAGAAGCGCTTCGAGACCATAGCCATTGGTTTGTTTGGAAACAGCGCCTATAATGGACTGGTTAATACAGAGAGAACTGTACAAAATATCATAACAAATGTGAAATATAATATCATTGTAAAGTCAGTGATTATTCCTGCAGGAAACATTATGTCCAACTTCGGACAACTTCTCAACCGGGATGTTCCCTTGCGGGATATCCTGACAGGAGTCCCCAAAAAGATCATTGAAATCAACAGCTACATTAAGTCCAGGAACCAGGAGATAAAACTCGAGGCCCAACTGCGAGCAGCCGAAGGCAAGGGTGACCTCAATGCCATTCGCAAGCTCAAGGACCGACTCCAGGCAATGGAGGATTCTTACAAACGCCTGAGCATTTATCCTCTGATTAAGGCGGGGGAATTCTCAACTATTTCTAATGGAAATGTAACCGCCGAGGATCTTGCACTTGCTGATGGCAAGTGGTCCAATTTCATGGACAAGCTCATCGCCAAGATCCCCGACGGTCCTCTACGCACGACAGCCAGGTATGGCCTGGTGACGCGCGACACTGCACTGTTCCAAGCCCTTGCAAAAGCAGTGCAGTATGGGGATTTCGTAGGCAAAGCCATTCTTTATGACGACCTGACCAAGCGACAGAAGGTAGCCAACAAGGAAGCTATCGCCACCGTGAACCAGGCATTCGTGCCCTATAATAATCTGTCAGGTAGGGGACGACATTATCTGGAAAGCCTTGGGCTTCTCTGGTTCTACAACTACAAGCTGCGTGTCATGAAGGAGAGCGTGTACCTGCTTCGACATCATCCATTCAGGGCATTGGTCATGATGGGTATTCCAGGTCTGAACGGCATCGATTCGCCACTGGATAGCAACTTCCTGACAAACCTGATTAATGGAAGGCTTGGTGCTTCGGTTGGACCTGAGATGGCATTCGATAGCTGGACACTTAATCCCTGGGTTAATGGATTCAGAACTGCTTTTTAACCAGCTGTACTTTTAGACCCAATGTAACCAATAAGGGAAACAATGTCGTCGGTCGAGGCCATCTGGTCTTGCCTCTGGCCAGGTTCTGGATCATTGATGGATTGACACCTGTAGCTATGGCTATGTCCTTGTAGGTACCCTTGAACTTGAAGATCTGTTGGCGGACTTCCTCGATCATTTTTTCAGCTGATGTGAAGGCTCGCGGTCTGTCCTTAGTTATAGGATGAATTCTAGTCATATTACTGGCTCCATAGCTGGGTATTAGAGCGCCGTTTGATGTGACGACCCAGCTGGTCATGCTTCCCTGAGTGTCCTTAATTTATTAATCAGTTTTTCGAGTGCCTCAAGCTTGGTATTATGCAGCTGCTCGAGACCCCGTAGCTGCTCATCAGCTTCGATCTTGAGGCGTTCCATTCGGACACGATAGCTGTCAATCAGCTCAATACGTTGGAGCTCGTAGACACTGACCTCCTTCATATGCTCGTCCATCTTCTGCTTAAGCAGACGCTCTCCAATCGACATGAGCTTGTCGAAATCGAGCACCTGTGTAGATGGCTCGTTCCGACGCATCTGGATTGGTTTGCCGACCTCCCGACCAAGCTCTTCCATCTTCTGGTTCAGGGCTTCTTCGATGCCTTTTTCCAAGTGATCCTCAGTCATTGTTGAGGTGGTCCTTTTTGTTCGTTCTCGTGGATGATTGCATAGGTTATTAATGCAATTGCCCCAAAGACTATTAAGAAAGTCATTAACGGGACAAACCAGATAACAATCAGGAATAATGCCCCGGTAATGATAGCGGCTATCACCACAGCTTTGATGGCAGCCATGAGACTTTATTCAGGCTTCTGATCGTGAACCGGCTTTGTCAGGTTGGAGAACAGAGACTTTGATGCAGTTGCTACCGGTCCAGTTTGCACAGGGGCAGAGGTGTTAATATCGGGGAAAATCCTTGGAACAGCTGCAGCTACCTGAGTTGCAGGATCTCCAGGTTGTGCAAAGATTGGATGTGTCAGCGATCCCATTTCTTCGGGGACAGTGTGAGCCTTGGCTGGTTCAGGAATGGATTCCTCTACCTGGATCGGCTTCTTGGTTCGCATCTTTTTAGGAATGGTCACCTCGTCCTCAGCCTTCCGAATCACCACACTGACAGTGAGGTTACCGTCCTTGACGCCCTCGAAATGGACACCGATTTCCTGGTCTTCTCGAAGGGTGATCTGTTGTAGTACGGCGTCTCGGATGGCATCCTCGACTTCCCGCTGATTGAGTATGATCTGCATTGGTTCCTCGATTGTTTGAATGTTGGAGAGGGTGACTTCTATCCTTGGGTCGTGGGTATCTACCCCACCCCATTGGTAGGTCACATTGGATATGACATCCATATTATCATCGATTAATTTCTTCTGATTAACCAGGGTGTCACAGAAGAATTTATCAACGATACAACAGATATTTGAGATATCGATCCATCGCTTTGAACCAAAGAAAAGTCTATAGGTCAGATCGGTTTTAACCATTAAAGGTAAATGTCCGATTCGTTTAGACACTATTTTTTCAAATAGATCCTTGGCTTTATTCAGCGTATGGAAATGGGCGTTACGATAGGTATTCAGATTAAGACTGAATCTATCGCTCGTCCGCTTGCCTAATCTGACATAGATTGGCAGATTCACAGACAGGATGGTTCCCCGGTGTGAAGAAGGAACCAGTCCTGCCTGGTTCAACATGAGCCTTCACACTCAGCTGTTGAACAGTGATGGTGTCTTCGGAGTAGTCTCTCCTGCCTTGGGAGGAGTGTTCGGACGACCTGGCTTGCCAGATTGCCCTCCTCCATTGCCACCGGCTCCACTCTTGTTGGTCCTACGATCTCTGGTGACACCCTTGTTCTTCTCGACCCAGGCGTTGAAGAATGTGGCCACTGTGGTGCCCTGGCGGGCCTCTACGACCGTAAGATTGGATGGATAATGAAATACCTTATCCGTGACGTTTTCCTCTCTGGACTCGGCTGTGTCCTCGTACTCGCCCGTCGAGGAGTTCTTCACCTGCTTGTTCTTTAGCTCCTTGAGGATGCCGAAGGTGACCTTCTTGCCAAGCAGCTCGACCAGCATGGGGACCGACTTAGGAATCTCCTTCTTGGCTTCTGGGTCATAAACGTTCATGACCTTGTCCTCGGTGGTCTGCTCCGAGAGTGGCTTATTGGAGGTCACAAGGCAGAGATCCTCGACGATCACGAATCCAGGCAAGGGTACCTTCTTGGTGTTGTCCTGCTTGTTACGGAAGAAATTCTGATCTTCTCGATTAGTGATCCAGAAAGTTTCCCGATATTCGCCACCTTCAGTGTCTAGAATAACACTGATTGATCGAGCCTTGGAGTGAGGAGACTTACCTGCGTAAGCTGCTTTAATGGTGCCTGTATAGGCGCCTGACTCAAGCACACGGAAACCACCCAGGCGGTCCTGAGACTGCTCGAGGCCTTCCGTGGTGAGGTTTCCAAAGATATTTGTCATTGGATTTTCATTCCTTGTTTCTGAGTTGATAATTAACCGTGGTAAAACTTATCCAAATGATCCAGCAAGAGCTGAGCATCATTATCCATATAAGTTTGTTCCCGAGAAAACAAACCCATAGGTGAGCGGATACGTTCGGCTACGGTTTCCTTGGTTGGACGAGTCTGGAACACATGCTTATATCCAAGCTCCCTGTCCTGGTCAGTGATAACCAGGAGATCGGATCCATATTTTTCCAGTTCCAGCATGGTTATTTTCTTAGCTGATACTACTGTAGAAAAATATGATTCGATACCATTATTTTTAAGTGATCCCTTGATGGGCACCGAGACTTTCATCTCATGCCTGACTTCATCCAGTGTATCCAGGAGATGGGCTGTAACGATGGTTGGCTTACCCCATCTGACGACCTTGTCTTGCATTAGCACCTTGAAGAATTGGGCAAACTGACCCCATGCCTTCTGGGTATTGGGATTATCTATGATGTACATGCTTTCATACATATCCATCATGAATGTGGCAGAATCTATGATTATGCCATCCCATTTATCCTGGTTCAGGATGGCATGATCAAAGCCTTCGTATATCTGATATGGGTCAGAGACTCTAAATGTTTTGAATGTATTTTGAAAAGGGAGTCTCTTCCCAGCTTCGGTATTGAGATACATCCATCTATCCTGGTTCCGGATACTCCTCAGAGCTGCACTCTTACCGGTGCCTGAGTAGCCACCGATAAGAACTAATTGATCATTAATATCGCTCATGATTTTTCCTTAATTGAACCAGAAAAAGCACTAAGGCTTACCGTCTACATCGCCTTAGTAATCCCTCATTTATGTCGACGAGAGGGGGTAATATCAGGGTTTCTGGCTCTGATACTTCTTAGCGACAGTCACCATGATTGTGCTATCGATTTCCTGGGCAGTCATGGGATTGGATAATTTCCCATTAAAACCATGCACCTGGTTTCTGACATCGAGCAATTTCCAGCCAGCATCTACGAGACATAGTGCATATTTGATCAGCTGGTTATTGCGATTGCCTATATCCATCCGTGAAGCAAACCAGCGCTCAAGATTATCCAGATTTCCCAGTGCCTGGTTCCTTTCCTGGTGCTGTTCATTTCTGGAAGTTTTCGGGATGAAATCTAATACGTCGAGAGCTTTGGCTTCGAGATTATAAGTTACCTGACATCCTTCATGACTCTGCCATTTCTTGGATCTCTGGTTAGCTGACTCATCGCTCTGGAATGGCAGCCATGCCATGACGCTATTCATGAAGCCTTTATATTCGTCATGATCGAGTTCGAGATGATAATTGGTTGGCAGAATCATTCTGAACCTGTTGTGATCAGGTGTGGATCGCTTGGTTGTATAGGTCAGGAATTTATAATCCTTCATTAGTTCATGAGCTGCCACCAGACTAATACCAGAATCCACATCGATGACGATCATATTGAAGCCGGGGATTACATTTTCATCGGCTCGATGGTCCTGTTTAAAATGATGATTGGCCCAATTCATATCAGATGCCTGAGCCAGAAGATAAAGCTTCTCGAATGGGACCTCTTCCTTGAGATAATTATAAGCCCAATGAGTTGAATATGAGATTACCATTTTCTGGAAGTTAGTTTCCTGGAGTTTCTCTCCTTTGAAAAACTCGATCCCATCAACAAATGATTTTTTGATAATAATATGTTTCTTATAACCCCAGGCTGTTGCCAGGATCATTTGCTCTTCACGTTGAGCCTTGGCTGTCTTATAGAATGGCAAAGCCTCATTGAGATCGGCATGAGTTACTTCGGTATTAACCCCAGCTATATATTTAGCCAATTTCACATAAGATTTTTCACGGTTCAGGATTGTCTGAAATGCAGCTCCTGATTCCTCGACCAGTTTGATGGCCGAATGCAGATGCTCCATCAGCACCTCGGTGGAACCATCGATAAAGGCATAGGCACCAGCTAGCTTCAGGGTTTTGAAGTAGCGATGAGCCATCTCTGATTTCTTGATCTCCTCGTGCTCAGGCATGGCCTCTGCGAGGCGTTCACAGTCGATTCGGTAGCTGAGCAGCTCGATCGATACTTCCTCGCTGACTTCCATCCTCCAGCCGAAGAGAGCCGGGTCTGCCAGCGTATAGAAGTGATGTGCCCACTTGGTCAGGATGGCATCATTCTCTGGTGCTATCAGCAGTTTGAATATCTCGGCTGGCGACAGTGACTGTGACGCCCTGACAGGTTGGCCAAAACCAAAGATGCATCGTCTGGCATAGCCGGTCTCGAGGAAGCTGTAGAACTGATCCTCGGTGGTGGATCCATCCAGCAGCTTGGCTGGTGTTCCAAATAGCAGCATGTTGGTTGGCGTTTTGCCATCCAGTTCCTGGCTTCTCTGGTTCTCGGCTGTGTTCTTAACCAGTTTTTGTTTAACAATACCTAGATCATATAACTCCAGGAATGTATTCAAAATATCGGTCTGGCCAATCAGATTGGAACCGATCTCGTCGATCTGCAGATTGATTGAACCAGCGGATGATAACAGTAACTTCTGCCGTAGCTGCTTGACAGCTGGTGTGGTGCCTGAGTCGAAGGTGAAGGGGAATACCCCTGCCTGCTTGAATTCGGTTGAGGCCTTATCGTATTCAACCTGTTGATCGTTTCCATTTCTAGCTGCTCGTCCATTGGCGATGACCCAGAGATTACCTTCTGAGATTACCGGAAAGGTGTCCTCTATGAAGCGGCTCTTAAATTTACCCAGAATATCATTTTCAGCCATATAGACTGAATGACCTTTATTGGAACCAGAAGGTGCCAATGCCAGGGCATACATATTAACCGGAATTTCGCCTCGATCCTTGGTCAGGATGGTAGCCCGCATGGACGAGGCCATCTTGGCGAAGAAATATACCAATTGAGTTCGGAAAAAACTTCGATCCAGGTTCTGGGTTTTATTACAAAATACGTCGACGATTTCTTCCAATGCCGGGTGGTGCTTAACAGCAGTTAAGTCAAGCGACATAATAATTGTCCTTTTGTTTACATATTGGAAATGCCGGGCAGTAATCACAGGCTTTTACCTCTCCCGGAACCGCCAAAACAATTCCTTTTCCACCCTTGCTGGCTTGGTAGGCATGTGCTTCGGCCTTATCGTCGAAATTCTTGGTGGCCCTGACTGTCTTCTGGGGATCGGCATAATATTTATACGTGGTCTCGCTTCGCCAGAGTTCTTTATCAGTGCAATAGGGAATCTCCTCATCGGGGGATTTCTTATATCTGTCGAGCTGTGCCAGCTTGAAGCTGATGAACTCTTCGACCTCATTAATCGACGGCAGCTTGACTGGATATTCTAATGCCCTGGTCTGCGGATAGCCGGGGTCTCTCTTCGCCTGGCTCCGTTGCCAGTCGGTAAAAATGAACTGGATATAGATGTGATTATCAGTGATCAATTCAGGATTGAGCCAGCGATAAATGCCGCCCTGCATGGCATAATCGGCATCTTTCCTACCTAGCAGGTAGCTGTAAACCGAAGTGGTTTTAACATCGAATAGACGACCGTCCATTACCATGTCGAACTTGCCACCAATTTTATAGCCTTTGAATTCTTTAATAGCTCGTCTTTCTATCCAGACAGGAATAAGATTATTATTTTCAATCATGGTTCCTGGATCAGGATTAACAATAATATTATTAGCTATTGATGCCGGATAGCCTAGCTTCTTCATGGATGCCCTGCCTGATACCTTCCATGCTTTTTCGATAGAATCATGGATAGCATTGCCAAAGCGAGCTGCAATAAAAAAGGAGACATCCATCTCCTTGTCGCTGTCGAGCACACGCTGGCTCAAGACCAGTTGTCTTGTGCTTTTCAGGAGATTAGTGGCTGAGATATAATTGGGCTCATTAATGAAATCATAGTCATCATGCAGGAGCCACACTGCCAAAGGCAAACTGATGCTATGTTCGTTCGTCAATCGCATGATAGACCTCAGCGTGGTGCGAACTAGGGAAATCACCCTAGCTTGATTCTTCTGGTTTGGGAAGATATTTTTATAATATTTTTTAGGGTATATATGGTAGCCAAAGAACAATTAACCCACTAAATGTAGTAGGTAGCTAATCCTTTGATTTCATTACGTATTCTGTGAATGTAGATGCTATCTCACGCGCAGTGGCATAATTGGGTAGTTTCAGTTCCTGGCTCCAATTCGGATAGTAGATTGCGAAGACTCCACCGAGTTTCACTTCATCGTGTTGAATATCAGGATGATTTTGCCATTCGCATGCTTTGACAATAAAATTATTAGCATACGTAATGGCTTGTATGTCATCCTTCACGAGGAAGTACTGTGCATCATGGATTTGGGCACATGGCTTGATCGCATGGCGATGCTCGCTCGCCTTGACCCCTGCCATGAATTCGGAACCGGCCCGTGAGTTGAGCAGGCACCAGGATTGACCCAGTGCATTGCCGGCTGTCCGACCTTCTGCATCGGCTTCATAGGGGGTTTTGGAGGTCCCTCTAACGACCTGATGCAGAAGGGGAGTCCTCAGTCTTAGACCGAAGGCGACGGTAACATAGCCGTCTAAGCAAGCCTGGTCCAGCTTTGCCTTCACCCAATCGTCGCTGACCTTGTAGAGCTCGTGGTAGCGTTGTTCAATCTGCCTGGCTTTCTCTTCTGGGAAGCCGCAGTTGACCATCAGGGTTCGCCAGGTGCCCTGATATGTGAGGGCAAAGGTTGGCGCCTTGGAGTCCTGACGGAGCTTGGGATATTTCACCTGGGTCGAATTGACTGAGGCTGGATTATCTGGATTAATGTCTGGCATCTGATCCCCAAAATACGCCTGAGCTCTCAACGAATGGCCATCGTAACCATCGAGGTAGACTTTGAGTTTGTTGGGGTCCTTGGTCGTAAGGGCGGAGATCCTGTCCTCGAGGGAATTGAAATCAATCCCACAGAAAAACCAACCTGCAGGTGCTTTGAAACAGCTCTTGATGAGCTTGGCATATCTGGTTCCGGTGGCTGGGAGATTTTGTAGGTTCGGATCGCTGGAACTCAACCTCCCACTGACAGTACCTCCGAGATTAAAATTACCGAATAAATAATGCCAATTATCTGGTCCTTGAACTGCTGTTTCTAATGCAGGAATAGTACTGGTTAAGATTTTATTAACTGCACGATATTTAATTAATGCCTCAAGAAAATCTTTAATATCTTGTTTATCTGTGTGATGAACCAATGAGGAAAGTGTATCACCATCCACTGAAGGTAGCTTGGTTTCGGTTCTGGCGATGACGGGAAGTCCCAGGTTTGTATATAGGAGCCTGATGAGTTGTGGACCTGAATTCGCATTAAATTCCTCGTTGGCGTCGGCAAAGGTAACGACTTTCTTCTTAAGATTTTGGTTCTTCTCATCTACCCACTCCTCATTAAGTTGGTAAACAAATTCCCTGACTAACATACTGTTTTCCATGGTCGTTACGGCATCATCATTGTCCTTCTGCAGAATTTCCTTGACGACCTGAACCCTATCCATGTCGACCGGCATACCAGTCAGTTGCATTTGTATGATATCTACCATTGCTGGTTTAAAAATATATTCATAAATATCCAACTGTTTATCATTAATAAGCGTCTGCCAATGCTTCTCATAGACGAACCAAGTGGCCAGACAATCAACAAGATTATACTGGAGTAGCTGAGGTAGAGGAATGGAGCGGATATTTTTAATAGACTCAACGGCATAATTCCCAGCATATTCCTGGGCTTGCTCCTTAAGACCAAGTCTATTTCCAGAGCATGAATTGGTAGCCAGATAACTAATTAGCCTGGTGCAATCCCAGTTTCTGAGCATGACGTTCAAGCCATGCAAGAGACCCTCATTATCGAGAATATCTTTCATGAATAGCTGGTAGATTAGGACTGTCACGTCATAATCGATTTTATGGAAGATAATCTTATTTTTGAAATCCAGGAAAAAGTCTCGCAGGAGTTCTCTGACTTGCATTGCTTCTTCTGGTTCCAGAAGATCCACTGGAAATGCTATGCCTTCAGTTGTTGACCAGGCAAAAGCTATTGTACCGATACCAGCTGAATAATGCTTGAGTGAAAATCCTTCAATATCCACAGTTAATGGATAGTTCGAAGCTATCATGGTATCCAGCCAATGAGCTATCTCATGGACTGTCTGGGGATAATCAGCATGTTTGATAATTTCCACACCTGGATCCTTATAAGTTCCATTGATCCAGGCTTTGAGAGCATGGATCCCTGTGGCGATACGATTGGTGACTTTGACTGGATCATAAAAAATGGTCCTGAAATTGGGTACATAGACCACTTTCCATGGACCATATTCACTGTTCATTATATAACCGAGGACTTTATCAACCTTAATAGTTTTGGTTAATGTTTTAAAATATTCTCCATCCCCAACTATTAAATATTGGATCTGAAGATCCTCTAATAGAGGAACCAGTTCCTCAGTAATGTACGCCTTTTGTTCCTTGACTGGCGTTTTTTTCTTACCCACCGCTTGATGGAGATCGATAACGATAATGTCCTCTTCGTTAAGACCATAGGGTCTAATGTAGGCCCTGCGTATCTCGTCCTTTCGGATATTATTGACCAGGATGCATATTTTATATGTGCGATTTTCTTCCGTACCGAAAGTTAAATATCGCATCGATTATCCCACAGGTTAATAGAGCAAACGAGCAGCTATATAAAACTCGATTTTTTCACGTAGTTTTACATACTGGACATGAGCTCTTGGATTATCCTTGAGCGTATAGGCTTCCGGTCTGGTTCTCTCCAGGCGATTGGAACCAGGGATGAAGTCCTTGAGAGCATTAGGAAGCGCATCACGCATATCCTGAAATGATCTACAATCCCGTAGGACAAGCGTCAAAGCCTGTCGTATGCGTTCCTTATCGGCCTGCATAGTTGCCCTCTCAGACAACACCTGGTCCATCTCGGGAATCATTTCAACAGGTAAGCACGTATAAGTCCCCCTGGCTCGATCGCCACCCTCCAGAAGCGAGTAGATCACGCCCATGTGACGAAATCCGTCCGGTGTACCACCAGACTGGGTGAACTTCTCGATGAGGGATTTTTCCCGCTTGAGGAGGAAGACTTCCTCTCGTTCAAATAGAACTTTTAGTAGGATATTAACATTATTGAATACCAGGTTTTTCTCAACCATGGATCACCCTTTGCTCAGGGGAGGATTAATCCTCCGTATTTGCTGGCGAGGTTACCGTACAGGAACACCCTGCTACGTGCCCGAGAAAACGCCACATAGAGCATCCGGGCTACCTGGTTCTGAATGTTGCAGGTGCTGATGTTTGAGAGATCCACAAAGACCGTGTCATAGGTGGATCCCTGAGCCTTGTGGACTGTCGCAGCATCTCTGGGTCGTAGATCGGCTATATTATTTTTGAGATTGAAATATGCCTGCCAGTTTTTATCCTTGGCATAATATTTCAATAGCTGATCCAAGTGATTACGATCAGTGGCAAATGGCACATTGGGAACCAGTTCCCCAAGTGAGGTTCTCAGATCCAGGCGATTGATATCGAGATGAATCTGGTGCTTCTCATCGACCAGCATCTGGCTTGGTCCTTTGTTACGCAGGACCTCAACCTCTGCCTCGACTGACAGCATGCCACTGGCATGATGGTAGGCAGTGTTGCTGATCAGCAGCTCACCTTTCTGGAATTCAGTTGGGAGAGTCCGCATGGCTCGAATGTGGTCATTGTACTGGATCACCCTTCTGTTGGTGTAGGCGAGGATTCGTGCATCCAGGGTCTGATTGTGGAAATGATTGGCCATCTCGGTTTTCATGCCTGGATCATCCAGGAGATCGATGACTCCAGGAACGACCTTGATGGGCTTGAAATCACCAGTTGCCACAGTCTCCCGTAGCTGTTCGCATACTTCCATCAGGGCTGGCTGACCGGCATTTCTGACGGGCGTGAGCAGCTCGACCATCGGTGAATTGTGTTTATAGACAGGGCTCATGGATTCCATGATCGGAGCCAGTTGATGACGATCCCCGACATAGACAAGCTTGCAATCCATGGTTCCCTCATGGAGCAGCTTCCAGAGCTCAGTATCGATCATCGAGCTTTCATCGATAAAGATGATTATGTTTCGATGGATCACCCATTTGGGAGTTCGTTTCAGGATGGTTTGACCAGTTGTAAAATCATCCTTGACCGTCAGATTGAAAAACGAATGCACGGTTGACGTAGGTCGATTAACAGCTGCCGAGAGAACCTCTGCAGCCTTGTTGGTAGTGGCTGTCATAGTGACTGAATTGAATTCTGGTTGGATGCCCACGAGTTTGCACATCTCGTGATATCTAGGCATTGTATTATCAATAATATAATTCATTAAATAGGTCTTACCGACACCGGCAGGACCACTGATAATAAATTCTTTGTCTTCACTAAATAGAAATTCAAAGAACGCATTAGCTGCGTCTTTCTGTCCCTGGTTTAGATTGTAATTATTACTGATCTGGGTCACGATATTCATGAATCCCCTCTATGTTGGAACCAGACAAAGAAAAACCCCGGACAAGCCGGGGTTCTCACTAACCGATCCGGTGGTCGGTAAGCTATCAGATTTCGAATGGAGTGCGGTCAGCTGCACCCTTGATCCAGGAAGGCTCCTTGCCCCTGCCAGACCAGGTAACACCCGATGCGGGATCCCGGTACTTGGCTTTGGCCTTCGAACCCTTACGCCTGTTTTTGGTTCCACCGAGAGCCTCGACGAGCTCTTCGACCGGAATGTTGTACTCGGTCACGACGCTGACGATCTGATCGATGACAGCCTGCTTTTCAGCCGACTGCTTTTCCTTGATACGCCGATCGATTTCCTCCTGCTGCTTGCGCAGCTGGTCGATCGTCATTTCGGCTGCCAGATCGGAAAAGCTCTTGGGAACTCCCAGCTTCGCCGGTTTTGCCTGCTTGTTAACTACCTGATCCATTTCTTCATTCTCCATTGATTCACTCGATGAATCGCCCTCAGAAATAGGATCAGTGGCTTCTGTTTCCAAGTCGTCGGGATTATTTTCTTCTTCTTCTGGTTCAACCTTCTTAGGCTGTCCCTTCTTTAGGAACTGTGGGATGTCGTTGTCTGAATTTTCGCTGTCGAATGCCAGCCGTTTGGTGGCAGCCTTTTTCTCATCAGCCGTTTCGGGCTCAGCCATAATAAACTCCTCGTCTGATTCGTCGTTATCGACGAACTCTAACTTCGTATTTTTTTAGGATTTTGTCAAATCAAAAATGGATGGTTTTGGTGGCCTATCCATAAATTCCCGGATCAATAGTGACCGCACGTATTCCTTGACTGAATAACCAGGACTGAGTTGATCCATCAACCAGGCTCTTTGCATCGGAGAAAGACTTTCATAAATATCCTCCATGAAAGCCCGTCTGGTATCCACAGGTTGAATGCCTAATTGTTTTAGGCGATAGGTAATAGTGGTATGATGAAGCTTTAGTCTTTCAGCTATTCCACATAATGATATACCAACATTATTAAGATTTACTATGTCGTTATCATTAGCTTTTTTCTGATAGGTAGAAGCCATCGTGGGAGACCTCGGTTTCCAGGATCCTAATGATTAGATCACCAAAAGAAAATCCCCCACCTGTGGCCAAACAGGCAGGGGATTGATGGTCTGTCCAGATGTTCGTGTGCCGTGATCTATTCGATCTACGCCGCAAACCGTTCAGAATCAATGTCCTATCCTGGTTCGCTCTGACTCGTCATCCGAATCATGCAAACTACATCAACACTTTTCAGGAAAAATCAAGCCCCTATACGAACATTTTTTTGAAACTCATTCGTCGGCTTAATCGTATCCCTCGCCGTCCTCGTCCTTGAATCTGGTGGGTTTCAGGAGCAGGCTCTTAGGTAATGGTTTTCGTTGCGGTACTGGTCTGCTCGAGTCTCCGACCTTCAGGATGACGATCTTGAAGACACCCTGATCGGTATGGATCACTGGATTATGCGGATCGCTGACATCGACGAATTTGATGTAAGCTTTCTCTTCTCCATAGGGATCTTCCCTGCTGGCTGGATCACTTTCGATCTCCCTGTCCTCGAGAAAGTCTCTAATGGCAATGCCAATGCGAGCAGTGGATAGAGTCATTCCTTTGGATCCTCCTCATCCTCTGGTTCATCTTCCTCATCGTCATCATCGTCATGGATCTCTTTGGCACCGATCACTTCAAATTCCTTGACCTCGTCGCCATCGGACCAGTCCCAGTCGTCATTTTCATCAGCTTCAGCTATAGCTTCATCAGCATTATTGGCTTCAATTTCTCTCTCACCAATTTCTTCGACAAACTGTTTAGCAGTTACCAGAAATCTGGGCATCAATTATCTCCTCTGGTTCAATGTTATCCCAACTTGCATTATCATAGTAAGTCAGATCTTCTTCATTCCAAAGAAGAATATCATTTTCGATTTTAGCTATAGCAATTGCCGCATCAGCATTATCAGCTTCAACAACAGTTGTAAAATGTGCATAGGCATCAACACATTTAGTTACTTTGAACTTAGGCATCTGATTCTTCCCCTTGGCCACACCCTTTTTCCATGAGCTTACCCATTAAGCGTTGAGCTTTTGGACCTGGATTATCTAGATCTCTGGTTCCATGGGCTTTTGCTTCTGAACCAGAAGAAAAGACTGGAATATCAGTCTGGTAATCCCATACTGCTGGATCAATATTTTCCCTACGAATTTTTGCCATTCTAAAGGCTAGAAGGTTCTCTGGTTTATGTGCTGCTACCCATCCAGCACAGAGATGGCCATCTTTCTGATGGCACATAAATATAGCCAAAGCACCTTTCATAACCTGTTCGCCCATTTCACCATCATAGTTTGGCAATTTGTCATATTCGTGCTGCTGCCAGATCCCGGAAGGCACGTCTTTCCTATATGGACATGACGCACAGGGTCGTGGAGCACAGGTAAGTACCTCGCTCATTTGGTGACTCCATATTCCTTGGTTACTGAACCAAGAGAAATATCTCCCCGGTTGTGATTCTTCTTCCACCAACGCTTGGCCCAGCAGCCTGGTACAGCGCATTCGTAGTGATCCTTGTCTATTGGCTGCCAGTCATGCTCGCAGTGCTTGCGGACCTTTCTAGTCTGGCACCAGTGACCCTTGACTGAGTGATAGCGATGACGCTGTCCAGTCTGCAGATGCTGCTTGATCAGCTTCAGGCCTGGTCCCTGAGCCAGGTGCATGGTCACCTTGTGATGAGGTGCCAGAACACGCTGCTTGCCCTTGATGATGCTGTGTCTTCTCTCCTGGTTCGACAGGGAGATCACTCCTGAGCCAGGACGAGTGAGCAAGAGCAGCAAGGCTATCCCTTGCTTGAGAGAGCCAGCTCCAGATTCCAGCATGAGTTGTTTTTCGTAGGGGCTCCAATCCTCTTTATAAGCAAATTCAAGTGTATGGCTTCTGCAGAAATTGGTAGCTTCAGGTGTTTTGAACCAGTCAGGAGTAAGACCTTGGTCACCTAAAATAGCTTGTCTTAGGCCAAGCCTGGATAGACCTATATCTTGGGCCATAGTAAGTTCTTCTTCAAAGCTGATTGGTCGATGCAGTTTGAAGAAATAAGGCATCATATCTGGAACAGATGTTTGTGTTTCCGATGAAAAGAACATCGTATTTTCAAAATTAATAAAATAACCAACACGAGAATCGCTATTCTTATCGGTATCTCTTCCATCGAGACCTTTTAGATAACCAGCGAAATCTATTTCGATCCAGGTATTAGGATATGGAGCTCTAGCAAACTCATGTTCCTGAAGAATCAACGAGCATATATCCCGGATCATGGTTCCAAGGAAAAAACTAGCTTCCCAATCCAGGACATATCGCTGAGCTTCTTTAAGGGGTTTGATTATTTTTTCAGTTACTTCACTAACTCGAGGAACTCGATGTAAACTTTTATTTACATGAATCATTGTATTATCATAGAGGGTAGGCGCATTTTTACTATGCATTTTCTACCCTCCTATGTTAATGATTATTTTTTCCTACCATGCTTACTGAAACCTTTGAGGGTCTGAGCAAATCTGGCTCTCTGGCCTATTTTGCCACCCTTCTTGGCAGCAGCAGCTAATTTTTTAGCTGGAATTTTTTCCCCTTGGGGAACACCTAAATCTCTATGAAGCTGCCCTGGTTTCTTAATTGCCTTTTTGATATTCAAACGCTTGGCCATAGTTTGCTCCTTTTTTAAAGAGATAAACTTTCTAAGCATTTTATTTATTTTTAATTTCCATATTAATTACAACACACACGACCTTTGGTAGTTTCCATCCATGCGGTTCACGTTGCAAATCTGGGCGATTGCGGATGTAACCATACCGTTCATTGTTGAAACGTCTAGCTTCTTCTCTGGTGTAGAATAACCTTGTCCTACAAGGATGGCTGGCATCTCCATCCAGATATTCACGTTTGCCATCTAAATGATTTTCACTTTGCTGCAGGATACCCCAGGTTAGAATAGATCGTTTATTCATCCCCTTGGTTCCTTTGTCAATGCAGTGTGAATAACAGCACGTAATTCATTAACCGACTTCATCAGCTGTTTCTGTCGATTTATATCACCACCTTCACGCTCTTCCATGCCTGCACTGAATGCTTTGTTTAAAATAATGGGAACGGTTGCTAGCATATCTAGTAGCTGGTCTCGTTCCTCCCGTAGTCGCCCATTCGCAAGCAGCGCGTCAGTGTACCGTTGGTTGCTCATTTTATTTCATAGCGGGCAAAGCCAATAAACAGCCTCCCGTCCCTATTGTCGCGCCCACGCACCAGCCACCAGCGGCTTGGCCACAAGCGGACAAGTTTGCGAATACCGAGCAGCGTCGTTGCGTAGCCTGTGCGATGCAGCGGCATTAGCCCCCCTTCGCCAGCGCGGCGCGGGCCAAGTCACCGATGCTTCGCTCTTGGCTTCCCAGCTTCCAGCTTTCGTCATAGGTGTTGGCGATCTTCGTCAGCGCCTCGCGCAGCCGGTCGTTCTCGGCCCGAAGGTGTTGAAGATCGGCTTCCGAGCGTTCGACATAGTCGGCGAATTGTTGTTCCGTCAGGTCGCTCATTTCCTTGCCTCCTTCGCCAGCGTGACATCGACGAACCGCACCGGCCACATCACGATGCGGCCATACACGGCAAGCGCCCGTTCGACCCAGTCCCGGCGATGGCTGGAGTAGATAGGTATCCACTGGCCCTCGATGAGAGCTTCCACGCGGTAAGTCAGCGGTCTCATTTCCCCGCCTCCTTCGCACGAAAAGGCGCCTTACAACTGAAACAATTCCAGCCGTTCTTTTTTGCAAGGCCAGCACTCGTTCGATGCTGGCAGGCTGTGTAGCGATAGCGGGGTTTGTCTTTACCCATTCCAGTTCTCAAGCTGTCACGATGTGCTGCGTCAGCCCACGATCTCCAACCTGGCATGTCGGTCATGAGGAGGCTCCTGCTAGAGCGTCGAGGGCAATGCGCTCCATGCGCTCGATGATGCTGCCGGGCTTGATGTACTGCTTGCTTGGGCGCATATACGCGATGCTTGTCAGGGCCTCGCGCAGCCGGTTGCGCTCGGCGTGAATATCCCTCAAATATGCTTCGAGGATCGTCTCCGCGCCTTTGATTTCTATGGTGTGATCGGTTCTGAGCAGCAAATGCCCGCCGCATATTGTGCATGGCTTCAGGTCGCTCATTTCCCAGCCTCGAACTCAAGGTGTTTGATGAGGACAGCTTCAAGACGCCCGACGTTATTACGAATGTCCCTAAAATCGTTAGCTATTTCGATCAGGTCGTGGCGTATTTCCTTCAATCGCAGACGAGCTTCGAGGATGTTAGTATTAATCGTTGACAAACAGTAATAAAGCAGACCAGTCGCCATAACGATTACTACCAAAATGATAAGCGCGACTTCGGTCATTGCCCTGCCTCCTTCGCCAGCGCTAGCCCGAGAGTGGCAATCCGCTTGACCCACTCCGGCGCACGCCGATGCTCGCTGATGATGGTCAGTGCTTCGCGCAGCCGGTCCCGCTCATCGCTTACCTCGGCCCAAAGCTGTTCAAAGCTGGCGTTCTTATCCAGCGCATCCTTGTATCTCTGAGTTTCATATTCGGCTTTCTCCAGTGCCTCACACAGCCGCTCGATCTTGGCTTCAAGTTCAGCGATCCGGTCGCGATATTCCTTGGTTTCCCATTGTTCGTCAGCGTTGTGTTGCGTCATTCCCCCGCCTCCTTCGCCAGCGCGGCACGAGCGATTTCGTTAGCGAACGCCCCGGCGCTGTATGTTCCTACCCAGCCGTATGTCCCCTGCATTTTTGCGATGCGTGTCAGCGCATCACGCAGCTGCCTGATTTCAGCAAGCGACGCTGCTGGTTCGTGATAGGCTTCATCGTCCGTCATGGCCGAAGCGTCTTCTCGCCGTGGCATCACGCTTTCAACCCCCATGGCTGGCGATCATCCGGGCGGTAGGCCGGGTTCGGAAGAAGTTCATGTTGGGCTCCTCAGAAAGGGATTTCGTCGTCGGCGACGCGCCGTCTACGCGGCGCCGCTTTGATCGTCTTCGTCCGTTCTGCCGCCTCCTCTGAGGTTCCTGATTTGAGAGCGGCCTGCAAAACAAGCCGCGCATTGTGTCCCGGCATCCTCGCTGGACTGCCGTAAGTGCGCTCAAGAAGCAGGTCTACTGCTTCCGTCATCGCACCCCGTAGCCGGTCGCGTTCGGCCTCTGCTTCAAGGACACGCTTCCACGCATTTTGCGCATCGTCCAGGGCACGTTCCAGATCGGACAGTCGCACCCATACCTCACCATCTTCCTCGATGGTTCGTTTCATTTCCTCACCTCCTTCGCCAGTGCCACGCGGGCGATTACGCCAATTCCACCCAGTATATGCGGGTGTGCTTCCGACCATCCGTTGATCTTCTCAAGCGCCTCACGTAGTTGCTCGTTCTCGGCCTTAGCTTCGTCACGCTGGCGCAGAGCCATGTCGGTCATCTTCTTCCAGACGCGCCTAACATTGCTATCGGTCTTACTTTCGAAGGCGACTTTCCAGTCGTCCCGTTCCTTCACCAACCGGTCGTTCTCGGCTCGGAGGGCTTTGCAATCAGCCTCGGCTGCGTCGTAAGCAGCTTCGTAAATGTTGATGTCGTTCATTTCCCCGCCTCCTTTACCGTCGCGACCTTGGCAATACGTCTTGCTTCATGCGGATCGTCCAGCCAATTCAGTTCTGCGATTTTTTCCAGTGCTTTGCGCAATTGGTCGTTCTCAGCCTCAAGTTTGGCAATACGATTTCGAGCGGTCCAGATGGCAGTGGCAAGTGTTTTCATTGTCTTGTCCCGCTTAATCTTTTGACCGTAATTATATGCTGTATCCTCTAATTTATTCATTGAGGTGAACAATCTGGCCTTGAGCCACTTTAGCATCTCGATTATTAAGAGCGACCCAGATAATAGGTATATTTAATCCCGGTGGTAATGGTTCCATTGGATCACATTCCAGATCCGAGAATATCACCACAGCTGTTGGTTCGTTCTTGACGATCCATTCCCTGACACAGACGAGAGACGTACCTCCTCGGCCTGTGATCTTGATCTCATCGAAGGGATCGTCCTTAAGGAACACATCTTCCTGTTGGATCTGGGTGTCAAACTGCACCATAGTCAGCTTCTCGGGCTGATAGGTGTCTTTGACGTATTTGAACTCCGAGTTGAAACGGATGCTATCGCCATCACTAATGGAACCAGAGACATCCTGGAAATTCACAATGTGGTCCAACCCCTGACGATCATCGACCAAGCCGGGAAGGTAGATGTCCTGGTAGCGCCTATTGGGCCGCATCCAGCTGTAATCCAGGTTGGCCAGCTCATTGAAGAACTGGTGGAGGATCCTGTCCCAAGGTAATTTTGGTGACAGGAAGCGCTTGAGAGTGATCTGTACCTCTCCAGGCATATCTCCCGCACCACCAGAGATCGCAGCGGTATGGGCTGCAGAGACAACATTGTTGATGACTGTATGTTCGATCGACTTCTGGTCATCGATGCTCTCGGCCTCTATGATATCACCCGAATCACCCTCTCCAGTTTCCTCGTCAGTGTGACCCCACATAAACTTGGGAAAGGTAGTTTTTAGTTCCTCTAGCTCTTCGTCGCGTCTGCGAACCAGGTCGTCATAAACAGCCTCAGTGACCCACCCGTCATACCGGTGATCGAGCCATGGTTTGAGACCCTCGAACGAATGGCCCTCGAGATCGAGCATATTATTGATGACGATATCGCCAGCCAGATTCCAAAGGTAGGGTTCCCTGGTTCCTCTTCTGAGCATATGCAGCAGACCAGGATGCCAGAGCTCGTGCAACAGGACGGTGCCTCTGGACTTGGGTTTGGTCTTCAAGAAGAACCGCGGATTCCACAGGAGTCTGATTCCGTTGGTGCAGGCAGTAGCGATGTCGACTGTCCATGAAAAATTCATGGAGCACATCAATGGACCCAGGAAGGCTGCGTTCTTACCCAAAAAAACCTTCGATTTGACCCGATCCAGTTCCCGATCCAGAAGCCGATAATTGAGCTCCGGTAATGGTTTCTTCTTTTTCTGGTTCGCTTTGATCAGTTCCGGTGTCATTACCGTCATCGACAATGTCGTCATGGAGATACCTCGAGAGTTCAACCATCGCTGCTCTGAAAGCAGGATGACGTTTCATTTGTGGTTTCTGAACCATCAGAGCCCGGAAAAACAGGATTCTAAACTCAGATCCAAGCCTGTTGATGTAAATAGAAATATCAGCCAAATTATCATTAGCTACATTTTCTATCAAATAGGTAACAGTTGCCCATTTGGTGGAGCTATCAGCAGGAAGCCTGGTTCCAATTGGATCCTTGATGATTTCTTTTAGCTTAGGCAATGATTCATAAACTTTAGTAAAATTGATAAAATCAGTAGCTACTCCAGAGGTAATAGCACCTGCATAAAGAGCAGCCTCTTCCTCCATCTCATAGAAGGAGGATCCATCAGCCCTGGTTCGGGTTTTGAATTCCTTGCCTTTAATAAGCTTGTTCATGAATTCCCAGGTTCTGGGAGCACAGAAAGTCTTATCATTATGGTCAGGTCTAAAATCATGCAATAATGCTTTCTTCATATTCAAGAAAGCCACAATTCGACCATCCCAGGCAAACCTAAGAGCCACGTCTTCCATGAACTCATCAAAATTGAGCTCCATGGTCAGATGGATCAATCTTGACTGCATGGCAGTGGAGAGGGGATTAACAATCGATCGGTCGGTCGTAAGGTTACCCGCACAAACGATAACGACATTGGAGTGGAGCTTACGGAGCCCAACCATTTTGTCGAGGACAAGTTTGTAGGCTGCAGCCTGAACCATCTTTGAGGCTGCATTGAACTCGTCCAGGAATAACATCCATCCTTGGTAACCATCGGGAATAGGAGTCCCCTCAACTGGGAAATTTTCGAATGGAATGAAGCTGGCACTTCTTTCTGTTAGCTTAGGCAGGCCAGACAGATCTTCCGGGGCTGATGTGCTCAGCCTATGGTCTATCATCTTCAGGTTAAATTCCTTGGCAATCTCAGCCACGATGGCACTCTTGCCCATGGCAGGAGAGGATTGCACAAAGGGAACCAGGCCTGAGAACATGCACCTGATGATGTATTTTTTGACCTGTCTGGGGGTACAGGTGTAGGCACTCAAGCCTGCAGCCATGAGACTTTCCTCACTAAGTTGATAATACAGAATTAATTGGAGATGGCAACCATGCCATCGGTGTCATTCCACCGATAATTGGCAGGCTGGTCGGACGGTACGACACGGTAGTCGTCACATTGCGTCCAATTAAACATTTTATTGTAACCAGCTTTACTGGCTTCACCTTCAGTTTCAAAAAAAGCTTGATTGTCGTACCATTTTCCTTGAACGTTAACTTCATAACGATAAGACATTGGTTTCTCCTTTCTGGAACCAGAAAAAAGAAATTAGACTTTTGAAATATCAATGTCTAATTCGGCAGTCTGGATCTGATAGGATTCATCATCCTTGGCTTCGAAGTAGTGCTCAATCATTTCATCTGGATCCTCTGGCTTGACATGCTCTGGATCCATTTCGTCTCCCCACCAGCTATCGACATAATTCTTAACGATTTTATTGGCAGCTTCTGCAGAAGGACTGGCATAGAGATCGTCGCCATGCTTGTGACTGATATGAGTAATCCAGACTGTGATTTTCATGCTGCCCTCTTTCTAGCAGGTTTAACAAATGGTACATTAACGCAGAGTTTATGATGTTTGTCACAATAGACACTATTAGGTAATTTAGCTTCACCACAAAATAGTCCTTTATCGCCAGGCTGTTCATGATGTTCCCACATAGGGAATTTACAATGAAATTCCTTAAGTCTGACTAAGGTTATTCCTTCCATTTCTGGTTCCTCCTCTATAATGACTGGTGCATATTTGAGGACAGGTTTAGGTTTAACTTCAGTTTCAGATTTTTTAGCATTCATGCCTTTGACAGGTAAATGAGGCAAACCAATTTGTTTTAGTCTAGGTGTTCTCCAGATAATACCCATTACTGAATTACGAGTACGACTCACAGCCTCAGCAATCTGTTTGCTCGTGAAATTCTTAGTGAGCATCATTTCTGCTATCTTATTAATTTCCTCTTCGGTTGGTGATCCAGTCCTAGCAATCATGCAAGCCTCTTATCCGTTGCCAACCAGGTCGGCATAGTTATGTCTAATTCTTTACGTTCTGATATAATATTACCAGTTTCAACTATAGTAATTCTTATTAATGGTAAGAATACTATATCTTCGTTAATAGCTATTGAGACAGCTATTGACATTCCACCTTTATGATAAAAGCGTTCCAAACACCTAATGGTAATTGGAGTCCAATCTCTACCGTCTTCGTCAATATAGCTCATGATTATTTTCTCATCCATACCCACATAATGAAGGCTATCACAAGCAGTGATATTATAACTGTGTACATACTAGGATTTCCATAATCAAACATTAGGACCACCTTGAGCCAGTTTGATATGTAATTCCTCAATTTTTTTATGTAATATAATACGATCGTTCCTGAGTCCTATGAGTGTCTTGATGACCAGGTCTATTGCCTTGGGTCCTATGGCTGGTTTTTGACCCAGCCATTCAATGAACACATCGATGTCTTCGTCAGCAAGTGTTGGCACAGGATAATCGTTCATGGTAACTCCCTAAAAAAATAAACCCCCGCCAATATGGCGAGGGTTCATAGTTTCTAGTAATTAAGAAATCATTTTTTTGATTTCTTTCTATAATCATCATCATCGTCATCTTTGCCTTTGACGAGCTTGGCTAAACGGGCATCACCTTTAGATTTCTCCTCGGCTTCTTCCTCTTCAGCTTCAGCCTTTGCCTTGGCATCCGCTGCAGTCTTGGCCTTCTTGGAAGCTTTGGTATCTTCTTCCTCGTCGTCAGCCATGAGTAGAAGAGCAGCTGTCACAGTGACACCAGCCTCAGTTATATGGCCCACGTATTTATGGGCAATCCTGATGACGGTAGTGCCTGGAGCAACGCCTGTGACGACTCCAGCGGCACTTACGGTGGCAATAGACGTATTGGCACTGACGAAGTCATTGTCTGCCACAGCAGACGCTACATCGCCTGGCTGAAGCTTTACAGCAAGGGTAGCTGTCGCAGCGACCACCATAGCTACGGGAGCACAGGTGATACCCGTTGAAAGCATGATTGGGCCATGGCGCTTGATTCGAATATTGGCCATGTCATGGATGCCATGAGGAAACATGGATCCAGGCGTTGGGCCGCTATAAGCAGGGAGACCGTTTAGAGCTACAGGCGGTGCCACCCATCCAGTGGTGGGTGGTGTCGTAGTAGCTGGTGTTGCGAACAGACGTTTGGCGACAACCTCTCTGACGTGATGAAAAGCTGTGTGGTTGAGTCCATATTTGTGAAGCGGATCGGTTCCAGCAGCGTGGTCAACCGTGCCAAGGCTGGTGCCTGTACCCGGTAGCGTATCTGCACCAACAGCGACAAAGACATCAAATCCTGGCCTGATGGGAATTGGTTGACCACTGGGCAGCAGAGTAGTGGTGTCCATAGGACCAAGTTCCAGTTTATAAGTAGCCATTTGCAATCTCCTGAAAAAATAAGGGCGCCGCTCCCTAAGAGTCAGGAGCGACGCCATGTTATCAGGAAAGTGCGTAGTTGGTAACTCGAATATCAGCAGGTAGTGTCGGATCGATCTTGCCAGCTGTGATATGTTTTCCGGTGATCTGACCAACGATCGAACCAAGGATCTTGGATTCAGCTATTTCAGCCAGCAGATTATTATATTGCTGTCTGAGATCATTTCCATGGTTCGGAAGGCATCTGAAACAGTCATGGATGGAGATAACCTGGAATGGTTTATCTGGTAATGACCTGAGTAATTGTCTAATAATTTCAGGATTAACCAATCCCATATTATCAATGTTCAGATACTCCAGGATCCTAGCTGATAAGAATCCTGTCATTTGGTAGTTGATCCAGAGCTGTTGAACGAGCCTGTCGTTCTCGTATCTGGATCGGTGTCCTCCTCCACCTACGAATGCTAAACCCTGCAGTTTCTTGATCTTGATTGGATCGTAGTTACACCTTCTGTTCATTTCCCTGACGATCATGCCATCAATGGAATGAACCATGTTGGCTCCCAATGAGCGTCCTCCCTTGATGGGCATGTTCTCATTGAAGATAACGTCATATGGTTCATCCAGGAATGTGACAGGTTCTATTATCTGACCCATTACCTTAACTTTCACATGGAAATTATCAGGTAATGTCCATTGATTAATCAGGGCTGTCGGATCCCAGATACCAAGCATGGTCTCATTGATTTCCCATGCTCCTGGTGCATTCTCCTGGATTGTCTCATAGAAGGTCCTGAGCAGTTCACCCTCGCCGAATATCTGCTTGGGTGTGGCTGTGGACCCATAGAACGCTGTCATACAATATGTTCAACAGAAGTCGTTAATTTCTGCCAGCAGCTTTACCTGCATCTCCATGTTTCCAAGGAGTTCGGACTATATCATAATCCCGAAGGATCCCGTGCGCTTCGGTCCACTTGGACCTACTCTACTAGGTTCGATTTTCATCGCCGTTCGATAGTCTCTGCACCTTCTGATATGCCAAGATATCTTCACACATACTCAGGAAAATTTCAGTTGCCATTTCACCTTTGGCTCTGTTTGCAGCCCATGAGAGCCACTGTACATTACCCTCAATATATCCTTTTCCTGGTTCAATTTGATCCAAAGATAAGGAATGCATTGAGTCTTTTTCTAGTGAAAGGCTAACTCCTGTTAGATTACATAAACCTTTTTGAGATTTATATACACTATACAGATAGTTATCTGTTAATTCTGGTAAAGGTCGTTTAAGTTTTACACATCTACTTTTCGCATCTTTTAATTTATGACGAATAGTAGACATTAAAACTCTATCTTCTAGTGGAATTAATTTAATTCTACCAGTACCTTGATAACCAGGATTTCTTTTCCTGAATTCTTTTGCATAATCATTATTACATGATTTGCAATAAGTGTGGTGGTTTTGCCTTGTAATAGCAAAACATATGAGATCTTTGATTTCACCACAACGTATGCATAGCTTGGTTTGCATAGAAAGCTCCTAAGTTGCTTTCTACGTATCAGCTTGGCTCATGATTGTCCACAAGGGATGTTCCATGAGTTCACACGGTTTAAAGGCGACCATGACTAGTGGTTAATCGCCTGCTTGGTCTTTTTCCGGTCTATTTTCGCATTTGAGCCTAGTTTCTTGGCCATAGTGTTATAGATGGAGATGTATGCGTCTTCGCGGTGGCCCGTGTCGATGACATTGCAGAGACTGGCGGCTTGTCTGTCGCAGGATAGAGCCGCCAGGATCTGTATGCCGGAACAGGTGGCATCCAAACTGATTGGATACCCACACATCTTTCCTTCCTTGGCTTTTTCCCAAGCGACTATCCCAGCATAAAAAAGCGCTGGCTCTTCAGCCTTTGGAACCAGAGAATGAAGCTGTCCCTCATTCTCATCGAACCAAGAAAGACGATCATTCCAATTAGCCTTGTCGAGGCCAAAGTTACTAGCAATATCTATTTTGAGATATTGCTGACCTGTAAATGTTTGTAGCATGATAGCTCCTTAATAGCCGGGTATTTTCCGGCGGGTTAATTCTTTCTCCTCCTTGTCGAAGAGAATGAACAGTGTGTAGTCCTCTGGTTCACCAAAGTCTGATGCCCAGATTTCCATCCTTCCAGCCAGAGCCAGGAGATCTGGTTCGAATCCTGGACCCAGAGGCGGTTTAGCCACCATGGATTCATAGTTTGCACTTTGTTCCATCAGGTACATTATCCTGCATCTCCATAGGTTTGCGTGCATGCAAGACCTACGTGTTGACCACCGGTCATTCCACAGAGGCCGCATTTGTTTTCCAGCTTGGCTGCTGCCTCGAGGAGCAGATCTCCATGGCAGGCCAATGGCTTGCAATAGCAGACCAGATGCTTGCCTTTGAGAGGCTCGAGATCCAGGTGAGGCAACACATGGACACGGAACATCTCGATGGATCGTTCTCTGCTTTCAGTGAAATACAGTGCCTTGCTGTTGGGATTATGTGAGTAGGGATTTCCCCAAGGAGAACCTCTGCCGACATATACGGCATCATTAGGAGCCGTGTTATGTTTCTTATTATGGACTCTTGGTTTAGGATTTCTAGGAGTTGTCATTCATCTTCTCCTAATTCTGTTTCTAGAAACTGGATCAATCCCTTAATAAAATCAGTATGTAATTGTTGATTTCTCCAGACAATATATTGCTCATCTCTGGACATGGCTTTGCCATATAGAAGTCGGAGTTGCTGCAGTTCTTCATTGGTAAGAAGAATTTCATTAGTGGGATGATTCTCATTCATTTTGTTACCTCTTGAAGTGCTTTTATTATGAAGAGCTCGATTAAACGGGCTGCTTCTTCGAATTTCTCCTCATCACCACGACAGACTCTGTGAAACAAGGAAGTTAATGCAGGTACAGGCTTTCCATCCACCAAGGTAGTTGGATCCTGGGTATGAAGTAGAATTTGTTGGATTTGCTCATTCATTTTGTTATCTCCTGATTGGCAAATTCTACCACTGCTTTATTCCAGCATGCTGCCTGATAATTAACATGATATCCTTGGCAATATGTCCTGCCTCGTTTATCATATTTATGGGTGAGCCAGAATTCACCCTCATTGGATAATCCCAGATGATTAAGAACATCATGGGCTGTCCGGTCATATTTTTCGAAGGCTTTCACCCTCTTCTTGTATTCCTCGATGTCTTCGTCCTGCTTGGGCTTGTCGAGGTGTCTCCATTTGTTCTTGATGGTGGTAGCTACCTGCTGGTTCAACCTGAATTTGATTCTGTTTAGGCTATTTAAGTGATCCAGGCAGACATCCTCATCATGGTGATTATGTCTTAGAATCACTGAGTTATGACTCGTGTAATAACCCGTGTCATGATTAGTCCTCAATATCCTTGGTTCCACGACCATAGGCAGTGGATATTGATACCGATCGATGTCGTCCTGCACGTCTTGACTGATGTCCCATCTAACGATGAACTGTTTCTGGATGGGGCTCCAGTTGGCCAGATCTGCCCGTACAGCAGCATCTAGGGCATTGGCTGTCCGTTGTGGGTCTCCATCAAAATGTCTCATCAGGATGCCTGCCATGGTTGGCAGAGTAGCTCTCTTGTGAAGAGCCATCTGAACCAGGAAGTCGAATCCGAACTCCATATCGATCTTGTGCTCGATCATGTGAGCCTTGAAGTCGAATTCCTTCTCCGATTCGAAGTCGTCTCGTATGCGAGTGAACAGCTGGTTCTTGTGGAACAGCTGCTCGATAGAGATTTGAAACTCAAGCATGGATTTCTCCTTTACTGGTTCGATTGTTTTCATGGGTGGCGGTAGTAATGGGACTATCGGAGGCAATGAAAAAGGCTTCCGAGTTTCCTCTAGAAGCCTTAATTCATGAACCAGGATAATGCCGAGTTGGAGTATTTTAATAATAGCTCCTACATTCATGTGATCTCCCGATATTTCTCCAACAGTTTCCTGAGTTTATGTTCATCGAAACCAGGTGAAAGATAATCAGACCCTTCAGGTCCGAATCTGATACCTGCTGTTATTTCCTTATTACCTGGGAGGATATAGGCGTCGAGTTTGTCTCCATATTGGAACCAGCGAGAAATAGAATCTGGTCCATGTGGGTAACACTCGGCCAGCTCCTCTAGCTGGACATATGTGATTTCATCCTTCCAGGGATTATCTTCATGCCAGTGGGTAATCATCCGAATTCCTCCAGAAAATCATGTGCTTTCTTTTTCCATTCGTCCTCATTGTTGAGGGCAGCTCTTAGCAGCTTACGTAGCTCACTCTCACGATCCTCTTTCATGAGGTTCTGGATATCCATGACCTGACCGATGAATGAGCTCCCTAGACCCATTCTAATTTCACTCTCTGGAGTGGATTCGAATTCGGCTAGAGATGTCCTGACTTTTCTGACTGAAATAGCCAGATTAGGCCATTCAATTCTGGCATAATCATTTATATCCTTATTCCAATCACTAAAGGGTCCGAACCAATCTGGATCTTTATCCTGCATGGCGTGAATGTCTGAGAGTAAGCTCTTTAGATTTTCTAGTAATTCTCTCATTGTGAGTTCTGCCTTCTGGCTTCGAGGTAAACATGACCATGTTCTATGCCTTTGGCATAATAGAATCTAATGGCATCAGTGAAATCCGCAGGTGGATTACATTCTGCAGTTAGAAATCCAACAACATAAGTTTGAACCAGGATAAGGAATAATGATTTATCTCTATCTCCTGTTGGTTCACTTGATGTGCCTTTAAGTAATGCATGATCCATATCTTCATGGATTTTTGCCATTAGCTGAGTGATAAGCCCTCGATTATCATCAATGGCTTGAACCATAGGAGTAATGTCTTCCATTATCTTCGCCATATCCTGAGAAAATTAAATCTATTAGAATGAATTTTCCTTTTAGCATTATTCTTGCTGTTCCAGGTACGAGCTATCATACGGTTTTTAAAAACCTTCCCTGGTTGTGGGTTTCCCCACAGCCAAGGTTGGATAGATCTTAGAAATCGATTGGGATTCCAGAGCGATTTCATACCCAGATTCCATCATAGACACCTGGATGTTCTTCACCTCTGGTTCGAGGTTGATCCAGTTTGCCTGAATCCCAGAGTTCCAGGGCTATTTCTACACCCTTCTTGGGATTCTTTTTCCAATAAACAGGAGCATAATTTGTCTTTATAGCTTCCTCGAATATGTCCCTTTTGGGCATATTGGTTCCAGCGATTATTTTCTCTACATCCTTAAGATCCACTTCTCCATTGAGGATGTCCTTGACGCAGAAGCTGAGACTCATTCCGATCATGCTCGTATCCTCCCCTGGATGTTGTCGATCTCAAGAAGCTGTGCCTCGAGCTCTTTGGGACTGGTAGCTGACCCAAAGTTAATGATGGGGATCTGATAGTGCTTGGCGATCCTCAATGCCTGGCCTGTCCCACCTGTGACAGCACCCTTGATGGTCCAGCATATGATGAACCTGGATGGCTGCACGATCGCTCCATGGATCTGCTCGCAGCCTATGACGATCCTCGTATTACGTTGATGCAGAAGCTTTGCTGAAGGTGAACAGGCACTCCATCTTGGATGATAGTGTGCAGTGAAATCCTGTTCCTGTTGAGTGAATGGATACTTCTTGGGATTGAGCTCACTTGGATGGTTATTGTATCCGGCCCATGGAAGATAGATTTCCTTGGCCTCGTCGTGGATCCCCTCCTCGAAGGCCGAGTCAGCTCCTGTGGCAGCACCTGACCGCAGGATCCATCCTTCACTCTCCAGATAACGCGCAACCTGGTTCATGATGGTCTGGATGTGCGTCGGTGTCTCCCTGGATCCTATTCCAGCGTAAAAAAGTTGAACTTTAGGTGCCGTTTCGATGGCCATTTTTGCCCTCCTTTTAAAACGGTTTAGTTTTCAGGCATTTACTCGACAAATTCCTCATTTTCGAGATAGTTGGTTACTCGATACCCACAATAAGTAGAAATTTCGAGTTGAAAAAGTCCAACTTAGTTCGACTTTCGTTCCTATCTATTTAGGTAGTCTTTTGGTCTCTGATAGCCATCAGGATCTTGCCCAGATGATTATCTCCCTGGCCTGCACAGACACCCCAGTAGGTGTCTCCCCAATGATTTTCTTCGATGATTTCCCTGGATCCAGTGGCTTTTAATTTAGCCATTAATTCTGGATGTTGGTTGAATTTAAGGGTGACAATTTCTGTCATGATCCCTAATTTGATTTCATTCCAATTGGATCTTAATTTCACTTTAGATCCATGTCTTTTAGCCTGTCCAGGAGTTAATGTAGCTATCCTTATCCAGTCGCTTGCATCTTCACTCTTGGTAGCCTGATAGGCATTCTCGGCAGTCGGAAAGAACCATCTTTCTGTACCCATGGGTATCTGTACCGTGGCTGGGTAGAAGTTGCTGAGCCAGGCATAATCATCCCTGAAACTACGTATTGCATCCATGATTACCTCCTGTTGACTTCTATATTAAAAAAGGAGATATGCTATATCGCATGGATAAGCATACCTCCTTGGCTCCAAGGGACGGAACCAGAAAAAGAACTATCGGGTAGTAAGAGATCCTGAAGCATAGTTTTCAACGACATTCTTGGCCGTTACCAAATCAATCCAAGGAAATAGAGGCTGGTAGAAAGCTCTGAACTCCTTGATTGCATTGATCTTTTGATTAGGGGCATACTGCTGCCAGACATGGGGTGAAGGCAAATTGGGTATATGGTAATCATGAGATTCACAATATTCGGTTACTCTTTCTATGGCTCTCCAGGCGTCTACGAATAATGTTTCTTTATAAGATTTAACAGCTTCGCTGAAATATCCTTCCTGGGCCAGGTCTCTCCAGGTTGGAGGTGTCTTTTCCTCTTCCTGGTTCGACTCGTTGAAGAGGTCGTGGAATAGGATGGGATTTTTCAATGCTGCCTTGGCGATATCTTCCTGCATTTCATTCATGGTCGAATTTAGGATTCGAATCAGAATGATGGAAGCCTTCTCATGTATTTTATCAATCTCACGCATTAATACCTCCTAAATGCACCAATCGAAGGCGCAGCCTCTCTGTTGTCGATAGGACTATCGGATTCAAAGGGGAACACCTGGCTCCATCTCTGGAACCAGGTATCCCCCTCCCCCCGCTTTATGCGACGGTCTTAAGCGCCCTCTGCAACGTCCTGATCTGGGCCTGGATCTCGGCCTTGGTCGGGCCAGACTCAGCCTCAGCCTGCACCTGCGGTGTCACCTGTGCAGCCTTGCCGGTGGTGAGCATGCCCATCAGATCGCCAACGCTAAACTCGTTGTCGGCACGAACGATGGAGAGCTCCTCGTTGACCCTCCGGAGCCTCACGACGAGGTTGGAGAGCTCTTTCTCCTCTCCGGGCTGCATCGAGTCGCCGATCACCTGAAGGGCACTCAGCAGCTCGTTCTTGGCCGTGTTACGCTTCACCGCTTCCGGGTTGGTGCCGGTGACGGAGCTAGGCTCCATCGTGTCGATCGGGGATCCAAGCGGCAACGGTACGAAGTTCCCATTGACCACATAGCCGATATTGGCCCAGACCTTCGCTCGCGGACGATCGAAGCTCAGACCACCAAAAGGCCTGCGTGCATTGCTCTGTGCCGTCTGGGTAGGGACGGTGACCTGTTCGAGAATAGCCATAGCGTGGTAGCTCCTTTGCTCATGGCGGTTAAGATCGGGTGCCTGCGACCATCGCAAAACACCCATTCGAGGGCGCAGCCCTTGTGTGCCACGCCTATCAGGAGAGCACCGGCCTTGCGGCAGTGCTCTTTGAACCAGAAAAAGGAATGGAGCCCCACCTCTCGGCAGGACTCTTAATGTGTGGGATTAGCTCAGCGGTCGTCTCCGCACATGACCATCAGGATGGACATTGCGAAGGCCAGAGGCACGCAGATGGCGAGCCAGGCGACGATGAAGCTTAGCATCACATCACCGCCATAGCGGTGGTGCAGATGGTGATCACCGAGGTGAATGCCATGATCAGGCTGAGGATCGGTTTACGATCGAACCAGCATGTCAGGGCAGCCACTGCAAGCATGAATGAGAGGATGACGAATATGCTGACGGCCCATGTCGGGTCATTGCCGTTGAAGATGTAGGATTCGATGTTCATGGTGGTAGCTCCTTGAAATCGTAGGGTTTCTAGTTTTGGATCAGGCCGAGACATTCATCTCGGCGTCGATCATCTCCTTGGTCGGGAACACCAGTCCCTCCCCATATTTCCATTCCATAGCGGTGCAGTCACAGCCGTCTGTGATCAGCACCTGCTTGATGAATCCCAGCCTCTGGGCTGGGATCGTGGGTGAGGTGTAGTGGCGAAAGGCCTCTACGGCCTCTTCGACACTGACCCATCCCCTGACGTATTCCTGTTCCTCGCTGACGAAGAACACACAGACGGAGAACTCTCCATCGGTCGAACCAATATGTCTGGGCATTTCCATAGCTCCTTGTTTTTACTATCGGTTGTAGGTTTGGAACCAAGGAGGAATGACATCCTCCCTGGGTCAAAGCCTATGAGTTCATAGCGGTATCGTAGGCATCCATAGCAGCCTCATAGGCAGCGTCAGCCTCGTCCTGGTAGCTCAGGTCATCAAGGCCGTACTTGTGAGCCAACTGGTCCTCAAGCTCGTCCTTGCAGTCCTTGGCGTACTGCAGCGAGTCGAACTTGCCCATCACTCTACCGGTTTGCATATCGGTGACTTCGTAGCCGGTGTTGGTGGAGATTATCTGGATACGCATGGCGATTAACTCCTTGGATTAGTCGAGACCGATAGTCTCTTTAGTCTCTATAGGGGTTGAAGCGAATGTAAGTTTGATAGTAACGGTACTATCAAGCTACAGAGCACAGTCCCGCCAGGTTCTTACCTGGCAGGACTTAGCTCCCGGTGGTTAATCGAAGAGAGCCGACAGCTCCGCGAAGTTGGCGTCGAAGAGCAACTTTGTTTGCGGGTTGGAGTGCATTTCTGAAGCCAGAGCGAGTTGAGATCTGGTCCGTTCGGAAGCAGCCTGCTCCAGCAGGTAGAGTCTCCGTGTCTTGGCACGGACGATGGAGTTGTCAGCCTGGTTTAACTCGGCGTCTGCCGCCCAGTTATCCAGCATGTTGATGCCTCGATCCAGTACCTTGATGCTGGTCGATGCAGTGTTGATGAGGCGAGAGCCTGCGTTAGCTGCAGTCTCTACTCCTCCGAGGATGGCGCCCACTGCTCCAGTGGTACGCGCTACTATGCCAGTCATGGTATATACTCCGGGGCAGGATCGCCCACTTGGGGGCGCAGCCCCAGTGTGAGTGTGTAACCGGGGGGGTAGGTTTACCGGAGGGGTGGCTACGTAGCGGGAGGAATGGACGTAGAAGTCTTTACAAAAAATCCATAACCTGAATTAATATGCCGTGGAACATCTGCATGAAAATATGCAGTTCCAAAAATATAATAAAAATAATTTCTATAATAAAAATTAGCTATATTTATAATACTAGTATATCTTATGTCTTACGACGAGCGTTCTCTATAGAACGGCCTAGACTCCTATGACGAGCAGGAGAAGAGCTACGAATATGACTGTCCAGATGAGGATCCAGACACCGTAGGTAGGGGTTTTTCTCAAGGGAATATTACCCACCAGAGGATGAACCAGAAAATGGATGCAAGGATGCTGCCGTAGATGACACCCAGCCAGAATTCAGAATGATGGGGAGGACGGCGATTCATAGTTTTAGTTTGGTTTTTTTCTCAGCCATAGCTCGTTCGTATTTGGCTTTCTGGGTTTCCAGTCTGTAACGTTCTTGAGGGTCTATATTGGGATTGTAGACCTGGCCTGAGCCGTAGCACTCCGGACATTGAATGGTGTAGCGCTCAACGCCGTAAGTATCGATGATGGGGTAGGTACCTTCACCATTGCAGACAGAACAGCCTAGTTGGAATCCACTCATGGTTAGGGTTCCTTGAGGGAGTTTATTGCACGGCGTACTTCATCGGCTAAGGTGATTGTTTGTTTTGATATGAGACCGCCGTTACCGCCTTGGAATTTACCCCCAATCATTGTTCCATGTTCGTCATGGGAGAGTGAATCGACCAATGCGGTAGCAGCATCGACCAGGCGTTTGATGTTAATAGTATTATCTTCTATGGAAGTACTATTGGACATTACGTTTCTCCCATTGATCAAAATGGATCTGTAGATGGTGCGTATTTTCCTGTCCATGGATACTCACCGAGAGCTTTGAGACGGAGACTCTCTCTTCCTACGGCCTTGGGGTCTGAGGTGTCTATGTCCTTGTTGGGATCGTACCACACCAGGAAGCAGGGCAGGCATATCATCTGAGGCTCATGCCAGAAGGATGTGCGGAGATGGTCTGTACCTCCGCAGGCCGAACAGGTTTTATTTTCCAACTGGTTCATAATGTTTGACCTTGCCGCATCGACTGCAGCGCCAACCGATGCAGAGAATTTTACCTCTACCACCTCTCCAGCCTGAGACGACAGTACCAGGGCACCATCCCATCCAACAATAGAACCATCTAATCGACATTGATGCGAACCAGGAGAAGGATGCCCCCTACGTCGAAGTCCCAGGATATTTTCTGGACGGTATATATTTTGCCGTTAAGGACCATTATGCCCCCGACCGATGGATGGGAGGGTATGCTGATGCTAATTAGGAAGCCTGAGTCGGTATAGAAGTCGGTTGGGATGGTGGTAAGAGATTCGCTCATCAGAGGCCTCAAAGGGGCTGGATTTACGGCTCATTATCGGCGGTTTTAAAATAATGGCATTTACGCCGATTATCTATTGGCATGCTTCACGAGGCGTATCAAACGAGGGCTGATGAAGCGGTTTCGCTTACGGGATCTCTCGATGGTTTGAAGCTGGATCTCGAGTTCTCTGATGCGTAGATCCTTCTCCTGGATCTGAGCCAGTAGCTCGTTGTGGGTCTTCATGGTAGGGCGGAATCTGTTTTGGCTCATCTGGATCACTCCTTGGGGGTTTTGGTGGCTGCTTTCACAGCCCACATGGCTCCATCTTCGATCGCTGTCATGGCCAGTGCCTTGAGACGTTTGATCTCGCCTTCTCCCTTGTCGTCAGTCTTTTCGATAAGATCGATGAGCTTAGCAGCCTGGGATTTGATCTCATCTACCTCTGGGTTCTGGGATGGATTGAACGAGATGCCGACTCGGTATTCGCCTGTGGTTGTCATTGGGGATTCCCTCTCGGTGACTGCGGCGGTAGCCGCAGGAACCCATGATCCCTAGACTGATTTGTCTATAGGGACAAGGGTTTAGCTCTTACCAGGGTGGGTCTCCACAATAGCTTACGCGCTTCTCTCTCTTATAGTAGGGGGGAGGGAAAAGTCAGGGTAGGCTCAAGGTGGGAAAAAACATATATAACGGTTTTTAAGGGGGGTCTAGAGTCGGAGTCGCCAGCAGGCACTGCTACAATCTGGGGGAGCTACCACCCACTTACGATTGGAGTGCCTGCTGACGAAACTTTGAAAGGGAAAGAGAATTTGGGGTATGAAGCCGGGAGATTCTTCAGAGGAGGGAGGAGAGGGTATCCTGGATCTCCCGGCTTCACTTCCTCTCACGGTACCTAGGGAGATACTCTAAATACCGTGAGAGATTTCCTCGCTAATACCCGATTATGAACGTCTGCAAGGGTGCGAGTCCTTTATAAAAATAATCGGATTTTAGATTTTTAGGTAATATTTATGCATTAGTGGTATCAGAAATCTTTCAGGAGACAAGGGAAAAATTATGTCTCTCTTCGACGATCCCGAAGTACAAAACCCAAAAAAAGACTTAAGTCTCCAAGGGTTAGCTCCAGTTCCACTGACTGTGGAGGAGGTGCAGAATGCTCTGCCGAATCACCTCCGGTCGAGTGTCACTCAGGGGATGGTAGACAACCTCAATACGATTGCAGCCGATCCTATTATGGCTGAAAATATTAAAGCTAATTTTGTTGGATATTCAGCTATTTTAAAGGATGGTAAATTCAAGACTGAGGAATATATTAATGCAGTTACATATGTCAGTTTCAAGCTTATGGGATTTACAAACATTGAATCCTATACTCGAACATTTCCCCAGAGGTATGCCAATCTGGTGGCCAAGGGGACCTCAGCGAAGGACATCTCCGGGTATGTAAGCGCGTATAACAGGGGTAAGTTACCTAATCTCATTATGGAGCAATCCCTGGTTCCAACTTGGGTGTTGAACCAGGATCTGTTCCAGAAGGCTCTCAACGTTCAGGCAGACCTGATGTTGAACTCAAACAGCGACAAGGTCAGGACTGATGCTGCTAATTCCCTCCTGGTTCACCTGAAGAAGCCTGAGACCAAGGAGTTCCAGATCTCGATGGAGACCAATGAGTCTGCAGGCATCAAGGAGATGCGGAATATGCTGGGTGAACTCGCAAAACAGCAGCAGGACATGATCAAGGACGGAGCTAAAACGATCGACATAGCGGCAACCAGGCTGGTGGTGACGGAACAATGAGTGACTATGATATGAACATCCATACTAATCCTGATGCTGTGGCATGGGCAAAGTTTTATGTCGAAACGAAAGCCAAATATACCGGTCCTGAACCATTCGATACCGAAGATAATATGATCGGTTGGTTTGCAAATGCGATGATGGCTATGCATGATTATCTGAAAGGTGGACCAACCATATTACCTGATGGTTCAGCATTTTTTGTTGATACTATTTATAAGCCGATGATGTTGGAAAATAAAGATGCTTAATGTCGACGATGCTAGTGGTTACCCCAATGAGTGGGTTAAAGAACGAATCGTCGTCAAGAAATCCCTCGACGAATGGCTCGACGAGGTGGATTACCATGATATTAATTCTGGTTCCTATGTTCCGAGTCAGTTTGCCCTTATTTTTATGAACTTCGTTAAACTCGTAAATGGTGCTGAAGGAGAAACTCATAAGACACCTCCTGTGCATCTTAAGATGCTTGATAAAATGCTTTCTAAAAAGGAATTAATTGCTAATCTATGTTTTCGTGGAGCTGCTAAAACTACTTTGTTTTTTGAATATCTGGTATTATTTATTGCTACTTTTGGTTATTTACCTGAATTTGGTGATATTACTGGTATGATTTATGTTTCTGACTCCATGGAAAATGGCGTCAAGGCTGCAAGAAAAAATGTCCAGTTCCGATATGATCATAGTGACTTCCTTAAGGAATGGATACCCGAAGCATATTTCACAGACAGTTATCTCGAGTTTACGAACCGGGACGGACATAAGCTTGGATGCCGTATGTTTGGAGCTCAGACAGGTCTCCGGGGGACCAAGATCTTCGGAAAACGACCGGTGCTGGCAGTGCTGGATGATCTGGTTTCTGACGATGACGCCAAATCCCGAGTGTCCATGGATGCCATCAAGGACAACATCTATAAGGGGGTGAATTACGCTCTGGATCCAACGAGAAGGAAGATTGTCTTCAATGGTACGCCCTTCAACAAGGACGATATCATGATCGAGGCGGTCGAATCAGGTGCCTGGGATGTGAATGTCTGGCCTGTTTGTGAGAAATTTCCTTGTTCGAGGGAAGAATTCGTTGGTGCTTGGGAGGATCGGTTCTCTTATGATTTCGTGATCGAGCAATATGAGAATGCAGTTCTGACTGGGAAGACCGAAGGTTTTATGCAGGAGCTAATGCTTCGGATTTCGAGTGATGAAGAGCGTTTGATCCAGGAAGGGGAGATCCGAGAATACTCCAGGGTGCAATTATTAGAGAGAAAATCAGTCTTTAACTTTTATATCACCACTGATTTTGCCACTTCAGACAAACAGACTGCAGATTTCAGTGTTATTTCTGTGTGGGCATACAATTCTCAAGGGGATTGGTTCTGGGTAGATGGTGTCTGCGAGCGCCAGACGATGGACAGGACGATCGGGGATCTCTTTCGCCTGGTTCAAATCTATAAACCTCAGTCTGTCGGTATCGAAGTCAGTGGCCAGCAACTTGCTTTCATCAAGTGGTTGCAGTCTGAGATGATGACTCGTAATATCTGGTTCAATTTCGCTTCGTCGGAGAAGACTGGAAAGCCAGGAATACGGCCAATTGTTAATAAATTAACCAGATTTAACTTAATAGTACCTCTTTTTAAAGCAGGGAAAATGTATTTTCCCACAGAATTGAAAACTTCCAAGATAATGGCTCATTTTTATGGGCAAATCAGGCTGGCAACTAAGAACGGTCTGAAAGGAAAAGATGATTGTCTTGATACAATTTCCCAGCTAATGTATCTAAACGCCTGGAAGCCCAGCGAAGAGATCGCGGTCCCTGATTCCAGCAGTGGCATGTGGAAGGATTCCTTCCCAGACGAGCCCAGCGCCATTTCATCGTATATAGTTTGATATTTTTAGACTACTTTTAAACTATTTAGGTGATTTTATAATGAAAATTGAGGAGCTGTTTAGCAGACTCGCCTATGGTGAGCTGTCAAATCTTGCCATCAACAATGGCGATGGAACAATCATCGAAGAAAAGCAGCCTCAAATCGTTCAATATATAAATGAAGGCCTATTAGCTCTCTGTTCGAGATTCCGGCTCATAGAGCACGAAGTTTTGATCGAGCAGGTTGAGCATATCACGCATTATCACCTTAAACCTGCCTTTGCCGAGAGCTCTGGCTCTGATGTCGAGTTCCCATACATCAAGGATCTGCCGGATGAACCTTTCACGGGCGATGTGATCAGGATTCTTGAAGTCCATGACGAGGTTGGTGCTGTTACCCTGAATGATCAGGCCAATCCGTTGTCAATGTTTACGCCACAGCCTGATATTCTCTTTGTTCCTACACCTAATCCGTATCATCCATTAACAATATATTATCAGGCTAGGCATTCCGTACTAGATACGAGACCTGGCCACATTATTAACCAAGAAATTGAAATTCCATTTTTTCTGGAAACTGCTTTGCAGAATTTTGTGGCTTATAAGACATATAGCCATATGAATGGTCAGGAAAATATCGTTAAAGGTCAGGAATATCTGGCAGTCTATGAAACATCGTGTCTCGAAGCTGAGATGCGCGATTCAGCGAACCAGTCTTTCCACACCTCACATGAAAAACTCGAGATGAGAGGCTTCGTCTGATGGGTTACCGTTCGGATATGGATAGCGCTACTGGTTTGGTCGATACGATGATTGGCTCGGCCTACCCGGTTGTCAGGGAAGTCGCCACTAATATCGAATATGTGAAGCATGTCAGTGCTCACCTTGAGTATATAGTAGGTATTGAAGATAATATTGAAGAAATTAATAAAGTTGGGGCTAATATTGAAGAAATTATAATAGTATCTAATAATATGGATGCTATTACTAGTGTTAATGAAAATATGGATTCTATCATTACCATTAATAATGATATTGAAGAAGTAAAAGAAGTAGCTGATAATATTCCAGAAATTTATACAGCTGTTGATACCATTATTACTAAAACTGAAGAAGCAGATGCTCTTCTTGATGAAGCAGAAGAATTAGCTAATGCGATTAGTGGAATAGCCAGCCCCCTTATTATTGCTGATAATCTTTTTGGTACTAAGGGATCTGTTGAATTATGGAACCCTGCAACACCGCCTGATTATATCAGGATTGCCGGACATCTTGTTGCTGGAGATGGTGGTGCAGCACTTTATAAGAAAGTGGCATCACAACCTGCGCATGCGGGCAAAATCCAATCCATGAATGGTACATGGTGGGAGCTTTCTGAAGAACGTATTACTCCTTATATGTTTGGCGCTAAAGGTGATAATGTTACTGATGATGTGGTAGCATTACAAGCATTTTTTGATTATGCGACTGCTTATAAGAAAGTCGAACTGCATTGCATTGGTTCATTTAAAATTGGAGCTAAGTTATTTATTGGGCAAGCTGGGGTTAATTCTCTTAGTGTATCAATGTATTTCGACTGTATCATAACCAGTCTTGCTACTTTTATTTCAACTGAAGAATTAGTACGTTTTCGCTATATCGGTTATGCGAATTGTAGTGGTGAATTCAGGGTATATGGCGGCTCTGCTGGAACTGCCTATGTAGATCGCAGGCAGTGGGATGGTATCGTTATCGAGCAATGCCCTCGCACACGTTTCCCCGGTTTGTCATCGCAATCCGTCAAGCGTAATGGCATTACCATACATAGTTCAGGTAACAGTAATGGTGCTCGTTTTCCCAAACTGGCAGCCGATCGTTCTGGTGGCGAACTACCAGGGACAATGTTGTCTGGATGGACGACTATATGGGCCACTGCGACCGATTACCCGCTAAATGCCACAGTGAAGAATAGCGCTGGTCGGATGTACACCTGTACCACAGATCCTGGTGTGGTGAATTCGACCGTTGAACCTGTTCATACCACTGGTGCAGTCACTGATGTTGACGGGTACGGTTGGACATATACTGGTATGAATAGCGGTTCCGTTAATTCAGCTAATCAACGCACGACATTGTTGGTTACCGACATACCAGAAGCTTTAGCGCTTGGTGATTTTATTACTTATGGCGGTCGCCCATATCATGTGATGACTGTTAATATTCCAGCAGGAACCATTGACGTATTTCCGTGGGTAATTAATCCTGTTGCTGGCCCCATTATGTATCTTGTTGGTGCTGGTGCTTACTTTGTCGGTAGTGACAGCAATATTTGTCAAATTGGATTTGTAGATACTGGCTTCAATGGTACTGGGGCTAAACTTCGTAGCCTTTATGCACCGACAATCGAGCAAATGCATACTAGTCAGGATGGTATTGGTGTTGCAATTGGTTCTGCAACATCTGGTGCATGGATTGGTGGATTTATTACTAATTTTTATGTTGAAAATCCAACATCGAGGATTAATTTTGTAGAATGTTCTGATCCTAATGGAGCAGCATTTTCAATAGGTACATTGGGTCCAGGATCATTATCACAAATATTTAAACCAACTGCGAATACTGGTACAGCACATGCTTTTCGTAATTTGAGAACTAGTATTTTAAATACTAGTGGTAAAGCATATTTAGCAACTAATGGTACTGGGGGTAATATTTCGGCATCCAGCATATCACCATCAAATATACCATCAACTCCATCATTTTTTACCAGATATGCTGATGCTCAAACTGTAGATATTATATGGGATGAGCATTCTAATCGTTTGTTCGGTATGGATGTTACATATTTATATGCATTTGGATCAGGTGTCAGGAAGAATCCCACAGGTACATGGACCTTTAACCCGCCCGCTGGATGGACCATTGTTGGGCAGTCTGTGTTTATGGGTCTACCAACACCGACATTATTTGCTATACATTATATGGTCACAGCGCAGACAGTTACAGTTACAAAAGTCTCGCAAGCCTATAATGCTGTATCTGCAGATATGGGTGATGCTACTGTAACAGTTTTTCAACATTTGCATGAACCAACATTATATTATAATACGCCACTTACCAGTACCCGTAATGTGACATTGTCATCTACTGGTGCGAGCAATGGTGCCAAATTCCGTGTTGTCAGGACAGCAGCAGCCACTGGATCGTCTAATCTGAATGTTGGATCTGGTCCACTGAAAGGGCTGACACCAGGCACATGGTGTGATGTCGAGCATAATGGTACGGCCTGGTTCCTGTCTGCTTATGGTTCCCTCGTCGATTTTACCTCAACAGTCGTATATAATCCGCCTTCATTAGCAGCTGGTGCATATGATGCGGTTCAGACATTGGCTCTTATGGGAGCTGTGCTTGGAGATATTGTAAGAGCGTCTTTTACGGTAAATCTGAATGGTGCCAATTTGGATTGTTGGGTAAGTGCGGCAGATGTTGTTAGTTTTAGATTTAGTAATCCAACTACTGGTGTTCTTGATTTAGCATCGGGAACGGTAAAAGTAAGAATTGTAAAGTAAATTAATATTCTTATTTTGGATTTTTAATATGGCATATCAACCATTAGAAGATTTTATTACAACTGATGCTGATCGTTCCAGTCGTCGTATTCGAGATATGCCCTATGGTATGAAGCGGTTCTCTCTCAGAATTGAACCAGCAGAATTAATATTCCCAAAAACTAAAAAAGGTATGGCATCTGGTGCCCAGATTGTTGTGCTTTATAATATTGGTTATGATTCTCTGACAATTAATGGTGCTACTGTAACTGGAGATTTTCGTCTCCTGGCTCCTTTGGATGCTTATCCAACTGAGATTCTTCCTGGAGAAAGTTATTCGATTCAGGTCACATATTGCCCTCAGACTACTGCTCCTGCACCTCATACTGGTGGTCTTTATATTCAGGTTCCTGAAACTGCTGAGGGGGAAGAGTTTGTTCCCCTTTCTGGTTCTAGTGATTTTAACCCTGCTGGTTCTTTTACTACTGATTTTATCATAGCTACTAATCAAGGGACAGGTACTCCAAATTATATTCAGGCTACAACTGAATATCCAGTACCATTTGCTAATGGTGATGTTTTAATTGGTGTTAATCTTCTAGCAGATAATACTTCAAAAACTGTACAAATTGCTTTTAATAAAGATGCTCCTTTATTCGTAAAAAATAATTTAGGTGAAGATTTCGATATAGGAGATCTAGCTAAAGATAGCATGATTATCGGATATAAACTCGATAATACTTTTAGAGTATTTTTTGATAAAGAAACTGCTAGTATGTATGGTTTGTTAATGGCTCAGTATGAAGCCATTTCAAACATGATGATAACTAAAACACTTATTGGAGATATTGCTCCTATACCAACTTCGCATGGTCAATTTTGGTGGGAATCTGATAGTGGCAGTCTTTATATTTGTTACCAAGATGGGGATAGTTTGCAATGGGTAGAAATTTTTGGCCCTGCATTTATTACATCAATTAATGATAGTGTAGCTCGTGCTGAAGCTGCCGCTGCAGATGCTAAACTTTCTAGTGAAAAAGCTGCTGGATATGTTTCTGATGTTGTTGTTCAAGGTGAAGTACCAATTTTTTCAACTATTATTGGTATGCCAGCAATTTTAGTTCCAGAAGATATGAGTTATATTTATATTGGTGGTTATTACGCTGTTGGTGATGGTGGGGGAGGTTATTATAAAAGAGTTACTAGTATGCCCGCACATAGGGGCAGGATCCAGACAGCTGGTGGAATATGGTGGGAATTGACTGGAGATTATGTCAAACCAGAAATGTTTGGTGCTATAGGTGATGGCATTAGTGATGATACGACATCGCTCATTTCTGCCAGTGATGCTGGTGTTGGTATTAAAGCTGAATTGTTATTTACTCAAAAATATCTTGCAATTACAGATATAGCAATAACTCCTAGAATTCATTTTTCAGAGCACGGTGGACTGAAGGCGGCGTCCGGGATTGAGGTGTTGCTGAATGGTGGTTTCGAGGCCCCGCTGGAAGCCCACATCTTCGACATATCGGCTGGCGGTTTCATCTGGCCAATCAAGGCCAGCACGCTCACGCAATACCATTATGGCGCGATCAACGACATTGCGATCGACAGCACGGCAGCCTTGCAAGCGCTCATCGATGCCAATCTCTATAAAATGCAGTCGGATGCGATACGCTTCTTGCATGGCAGGCACCGTACTACCAAGCCGCTGATCATGAACTATTACTCGATCGGCTTTAGGGGCATCGATCTGGTGGGTGCCGGGACTGTATATGACAGCTCCACGCAAAATAACATTGGTACATCAATCATTTCAGACCATTGGGAGTGCGCTCTTGAGATACAGGGCACGCGTTATATGGTCATTAAAAGCATGACGTTCTTCGGGCCATTTCAGCAGCATATCGTCTATCAGAGGTTTGGTGGATACGGTTATCCTCTCCCGCCGCGCAGCGACCCGTATCCGCTTGAGAACTGGCTGCCGAAAACCAGCCAGACACCGGACAACCCGTTTTTCATAAACGCCGGGACGGACGCGCCAACAAGCGCACTCAGCCGGTTTGCGATGTGCGCCGCCGTCCATGTCGACCCGCGCAGCGGACCTAAGCCGGTAGCCAACATCCTGCCGACGCCCGTGCGGTTCATGGCGTGGTCGGGCGATCTGGCGACAGCGTTCGAGAATGGCGACATCTATGACGGGCTGACCTTGGCGACCGGTGATAGGTTCCTCTACGTCGCGCCGTTGGACACTTTAGGCAATACCGGTCATCCCGGCAACGGCGTCTATGTCGTGCAGGCGACAGGTGCCGCCGTGCGCGCTACCGATCTGGATGCGACAGCCGAGTTCGTCAATGTGGTCGTATCGGTCACGGCGGGCACCCACGCTGGGACGCAATGGATATGCGACACGGCGGCAGTTACGCTTGGCCCTATCTCGCCCATCCAGTTCCGCAAATATGACGGCAAGGTGGCCTACGACGACTACGCCTACCCGTCATGGGTGACCACGACACAATACAACAAGCCGTTTTCACAGAGCGTCGTTCTACAGGACTGTTTTATTTCCGGGTTCGGTGCAGCATTTGCCGTGCAGGGCTGTGACGCGGACGGCAATGGCGACAATATGAAGATGCTGAACTGCGGAGCTTTCCGCAATGTGTATGGCTTCGTATGGGGGAACACACAGGCACGAGACACTGTCGCACGAGACGGTAATTTTGCATTTAATCGGGTAGCTTTTTCGACTGGTGTCGTAGGCAGGCAGAACGGAAAAACAACCTTAGCCATTGATAACTGCGCCATAAATTTTGGCATGGATATTATCGACATCCTGAACGCCAATGTCGGGGGAGGTGTTGCACTGGTTAATTGCTACAGTGAAGGTATTAATCGGATTGGAAATTGTTTTGCCAGTGGAACTACTAATGCGTCCCTTCTTATAAATGGCGGTATGTATGAGTTTGGTCATGCTTCTGCTTGGGGACGTAGGCCCGGCTATATCATCAATGCAGGAAACTGCGGCATCAGCATAATTGGAGGCGTAACTTTTATGCATATGTACACGCCGCTGATTATCGCGGCGGATCCTCGGAACTGCCATGTCGAGATTACAATAGCACTTCCACTGTGGTTTACTGGAGTAGCTCTTCCTGCATCGATCCCGATACATGATGCAATCATGATACATTCAACGATGGACGTGATGTTCCTCGACCCCAATCAGGGGCCATGGACGGGCAAGGGTTACAACGGTTCCAGTATATACAGCGTCACGACCGGCGGTACGCGTTCCGCCAAGCAATTTGGTGCGCACGCGCTCTCCAGCGTCACCAACCCGATCCCGTTCTGCGCACGCACCGCAGGGGGAGACAGCAATAAAAGCAGTCACGGCATTCCGGTGGCGCTCGGTACTTACGCCTATCAGCGCACGTCTGGCGATGCCGTGCTTGTGTCGCACTCGCCGCAGACCGACGACACGTTGGTCATTACACTGAACGCAGCCGTATCGGCTGGCGACGCCATGCAGCGTGGGTGGGTTCCCGGCTCCATCGTCTATAATGCCCATGCCAAGAACCTTTATGTCGTGACCAGTCTCGTTGGCACGACGATGACGCTTAGGCAGCTGAATAACATCGATCTGGCGACCAACACGACGACCAGCCCTTATGTGAATGGGCAGACGATATATTTCATACCGACCGGGCACTACACTCCCAATAGCGGCCTTGAACTGACCTACACGTCCGGCAGCCCAAATATGACATTCCAGCGATCTGACGGCGTCACGACTGACAATGCGCAGCTGCCTGTAGGAGCGGCCCGTGTAGCATGGGCGGCTGGTGATGCGATGACGCCGGTTACACAGGCCGGATCGATGATCACCGCGTCTGCCGCAGGGGCGATCACCTTTTCAGGCAATGCCCGGCGTACCACGGTCGAGCGCGCCGAACTCTTCTACATCCCGAGGCCATAAAATGGGTTATAATTTCCCCAATAATCCAGAAATTGGACAATTTTTTAAACCTGGTCCCGTATCGTATATATGGGATGGTTTTGTATGGAGATTATCTTCTACAGATGATTTAACAACCATCTTTATAGCTATTGATCCGCCTGGAAATGCATTTCATGGTAATATGTGGTGGAATAATGAAGATGCTGAACTTTATGTTTATTATGATGATGGCACATCTTCTCAATGGGTTCAGATATCTGGCGTTTATGTAACTGAAGGGCCTATTGGGCCTGTTGGTCCTACTGGACCTATTGGGCCTGTTTCAACAGTGCCCGGTCCAACTGGTCCAACTGGGCCGATTGGTATCTCCGGTGAAGGTTATTTACGCTGGGCATTAAGTGACGAGACTACCCCGATCGTCGTGGGAAATGCCAAGGTCACCGACCGGATGCCGAAGGCTTACACCGTGTCGGGCATCAGGGCGTCGCTGAACGTCGCGCAGGCGTCTGGCGCGCTGTTCACGGTCGATATGAAGTGGTGGAACGGCAGTACTTTTGTCACCTGTCTCTCGACGCTCATCACCTTCGATAATACCGAGACAACCTCTGTCTCCGCTGCGGCGCAGCCGGTGCTGTCGAAGACCAGCTTCGCCTCTGATGATCTGATCCGCTTCGATGTCACGCAGATTGGCAGCGGCAGCGCGACCGGCCTGAAGGTGACCCTGTTCGCGGTGCCGACATGACCATGCTCGTCCGCTCAAGCCGCTTCAGGGCGGGGGCCGACACGGCAATCGGGCTCTGGCTCGGTGACGAGCAGCGCGGGCTAGCGATCGACTTCCTGACGATGGAGGCGGTGGTCCGGGACGACGACGCGCCGGTTGGGAGCTTTTACGGCGCTCCGTCCGCGCTGCTGACCAACACCACGCCGCCGACCAAGATGCTCTTCAACGCTGCTGGCGTGCTGACATCAGGCAGCAACATGCGCACCGACTATGACCCGATCACGCTCCAGCCGAAGGGCCTGGTGATCGAGGGTGTCGGCACTAACACGGCTATTCATTCGCAGAACTTCAGCGCGTGGGCACCAGCGGAGGTAACGGTTTCGTCAGACGTAGCAGTTGCGCCTGACGGGACGACAACCGCCGATAAGATAGTCGAGACAACGCTTGGTGGTTCTGTAAATCGTCTCCTTTATGGCAGCTTCACCGGGACAGCCGCTGCGTGGACGCTGTCTGTTTACGCTAAGGCTGCCGAACGGTCGTGGCTCTACCTCAGGCTGGACCTTGCCGGGCCGCTGGTCGGGGCTTTCTTCAATCTCTCGACTGGAGTTGTTGGGACTGTCGAGGCCGGGATAATCGCGACGATCCATCCAGCGGGTAATGGCTGGTACAGATGCTCAGTGACACGCACGCTGACGGCAGTTCTGTACTATTACGCCATAGCTGAAACAACTGGCGACACTATTAAGGCGCATGTTGGTGATGGTGTATCAGGGCTATATATTTGGGGTGGACAGCTTGAGCTTGGAGGTATTCCAACTTCGTATATTCCAACCACGACAGCTTCGGCAACCCGCGCCACGGACAACATCTTCCTGATCGGGGCATCACTGCCTGTAGTACCGGGTGTCGGCACCCTGCTTGTGGAATTTCTGATCACTTACGGTAATCAGGCGAATTGCCCGGTCATGGAACTGACGCGTTCCGCATCAGGTGAGCAGAGCCGCGTTCACGCCTATGCCATTGCTACTGGCAGCAACATGCAGGCTCTTATGAAAGATTCGACTGGTGCAACATCTGCAGGTATCACGTTTACTACCTTGCCCGTGGGCGTGGTCAGGCGCATCGCACAGACATGGGCCGACAATGACTTCGCGGCTTCCGTTACTGGACGACCGCAGCAGACCGACACGTCAGGCACCGCGCCGACCACTCACGACAAGCTGTTTGTCCATGCGCACTATTTAGCCGCTGGTGGTCACAAGCATATTCGTAAAATTAAGTATCTACCTCGGCGTGTCACGAATGCCGAGTTAGAAGCGATGGTCGTTTAGGAGATTATTAATGGCCTATAATTTTCCAGATTCTCCTTTTGCTGGTGATGTTTATTCACCATCAGCTGGACCAACTTGGGAATTTGGCGGGGGTGTATGGCGGCAGGCAGTACCATTAATACCGCCAGTAGCTGGAGCTTTCGTACTCGATGTCACAATGTATGGTGCGACTGGTGATGGTGTCACTGATGACCAGCCTGCCATTCAAGCTGCACTTGATGCTGCTGTAGGAAGATCATTGTTTTTTCCGCGTGGGGACTACTATGTCGCCCGTGCCTGTAACGTCAGATCGGGCACAACGGTATTTGGTGAAGGCTATGGCTCTCGTATCATGTTACCGCTTGATGGCTGGGTGGTGAGCACTGGTGACACTTATGCTGCTTTGACTGTTGTCGGGACAGAATTGGAGGAGGTAGTTGGTGTCAGGATTACCAACCTGCGCTTCCGAGGACTAGAGTCGGGCGTCCCTGCTGCCCGCGCCTGTAAACCGATCTTTTGCTATTACACACGTTCTTTGAAGATCGACCATTGCTGGTTCGAGGACCACGCTTGGGAAGCTATTTGGGGAAGTGGCGGTGCAACCAATCGCGAGGTACTGGTTGCCAACTGCTATTTCACACGCTGTGGTAAAAACCCTGAAGCTTTTGTCGGTCTGACCTGTATCCAGCCGAATGGGCGCGACGGCCTGATTATCGGCAACACGATGATAGATGTTGGCTGTGGCATCGGCAATGTCGGCTGGAATATGACCACGGTTGGTAATCTGATCGACGGCTGCACGCTTATCGGCATCATGGTCGGCGATGGGCACGATCATTATAATCATATCATCAGTGGTAATTCCGTCCGTATCAGTGGTCTTAATCAGCCCGGTCTAGTACAAGGCATATTAATTAATGGTGGCAACCTTGCTTATGGTGGGCACGGGCAAGTGAATGTTACCGGAAACACGGTAAGGGTCGATGGCACGACCTACAGTAATGGAATTGGCATTAGGATGGATGGTGGGAGACATGCAAATATCGGTAATAATACCGTGGAAGTTATAGGACGTGGTACGGGCATTCTTGTTGATGGTATCCCCTCTGGAGCGAAAGCAGTTGTCCGGAATAATACCGTGCAGGGTATAAATCAAAGCGGCTTATCTTTTGGGATTACCGCAGTTGTGAGTACCGCTACTACGCTTACTATTCATTCGATGGGTAATTATGTTTATGGCTTTACCCGTGCTCACAACTCTTACGCTTATGATTTTAGGACAGTTGGTACTGGGATAATGAAAGCCACCTCCAGCGGCGATCTTATGGAAGATGGCTACTATCGCATGAAGACCCTGCAATATTCGGGTGGAGAGCTGGATAACGTACCGATAACACTCAACAGCGACATGCTCACCACGCATGACAGCTTCGACCTGGTGGCAAAAGTCGGGCTGCTGAGCTTCGGCCCGCGAGCGCCGCTCATCTACATTGCGGGTGGCGTGGTAGCGATAAACATAACTACGGCTAACCTGACGCTGCGGCGAACCCGCCTGCTTCTCGATACCGAGGGCACTGGTCCAACCGATGATCTCGACACGATCAACGGAACGCAGGATGGCGATATCCTGATCATTGCGCCGAACGCCGACACACGCACGATTGTCGCCAAGGACGGCACGGGCAATCTCAGGCTGGCCGGCGACTTCGCGATGGATCATACCAGCGACCGGTTGTTGTTGATCAGTGATGGTACATTACTTTATGAGCTTTCTCGTTCCGATAATGGAACATAAAAATGCCATTTAGTGGTTTCTCGGATCTTAATCCAAATTTCAGTGAAGCTCTGCAAGCAATGATGGCAGTGCGTCCTGGGATCATGATTGGATCCGGTTATCGTGATCCACAACGACAAGCTCAATTATTCGCGAATGCTATTAAAAAATATGGTTCAGTTGAAGCAGCACGACATTGGGTAGCACCACCTGGACACAGTCGTCATAATATGGGTTTAGCAGCAGATCTTCAGTTTGCCAGTGATGAGGATCGTGCATGGGCACATGCAAATGCTGAACAATATGGTCTGAATTTCAGATTGGGTCATGAACCTTGGCATATTGAATTGGCAGGTGAAGGAAATCAAACTTTAGTTGCTAAAAATGATCAAACAGGTGCAACTATTCCTGTTTCTGATGGCCGGTCCCTTATATCTCCTCAATTAACAACAGAAGATACACGATATCCTAGAACGCATGATACACCATTTACTATTAGTGGTGTTTCGCTTAATAATGCAGCTGCACAACAAGTAGGGGCTATTGATCGCTATGCACCAATTGATTGGAATAGCCTTGCAACTTTAATGTCACCAAATCGTGCAGCAGCATCAGAACTTGTAAAGAAAATAAGAAGTTATGCATAATCGAAGTGGAATATTAGGTGAGCGATTGGCTCAATTATTTGAAGGGCCTGACTCTTCGTAATGTCGTGGTAATCCTTGCTCTTATGGCAGTGATTATCCCTGGTTATTTCGTTTACAGGATTACGACCGATAAGGAATTTGCTAGTATGTTCTTCAGTACCTATTCGGAAGCCTCAATACCGGCAACCGACTGCTTCATGCGCATTGCCAGCGTGAGCGGGGGTACGGAAGATTTTCGTATTAGCAGGCCATTTGCTTATAGTGGGCGTGACCGCTGGGTCATTAGTATCGAAACGCCCGATCAGCCGGATGCCAATCAGGCCGTTGCACTTTGCAACATGCTGGGAGCAATCATTGCCTATGCACGCGATCCGGATAATCATCCCAGTCCGGTTTTTCCTGGTGGTGACACAAAGATTTTTCCTCCGTCTACGATTCCGATCCGATAAGGAGTGAATGTTATGCGAACAGCAGAACTTCAGTCACGCTTACGAGCACTTGGTTTGGACCCAGGACCATCAGATGGAATTTATGGACCACTCACAGAAGAAGCTGTTTTTGATTCCCTGGATCTGTGGGCACCCGACGTGCCTGAACCGATTATTCCTGATGGAATCGTTCCGGATGAGTGGATGCCGGATTGTTCAATGGACAGAATAATCGTCCATTGGACAGCAGGTGCCTGGAAAGCCAACAGTGACGATGTGGCTCATTACCATATTCTCGTTGAGGATGATGGCAGGCTAGTTCGTGGCAGCTATTCCATCAAGGATAATGTCAACACCAGTGATGGTCGTTATGCTGCCCACACTAAGAACTGCAACACTGGTTCAATCGGTATCTCCTGCTGCTCGATGGCAGGTGCGGTTGAGAACCCGTTCAATGCTGGCCAATATCCCACGACTAAGACCCAGTGGGACACGATGTGTCAGGTAGCAGCTGAACTTTGCTCTCGTTATGCAATTTCTGTTAGTGATGAAACCGTTCTTTCTCATGGAGAAGTACAAGTTAATTTGGGTATCGCACAATCAGGTAAATGGGATTATACCCGTCTTGCTTTTGACGCATCTGTTAAAGGCGCTAAGGCCTGTGGCGATCGGTTGCGTGCAGATGTCAAGGAAAAACAGCAAGCTGTTATGAGTGTGATGTCTGTGGAAACAACTTCATCACCTGAACCAAATATTATACCTTAATTATAAGGAGTATAATAATGTCCTTACAATTACTATTTTGGATTTTAATGTTGATCTGGCTAATTTTTGGATTAGCTTATAATGGTGGATATCTTGTAGGACCGTATGGACCTTGGGGCAATACTATTTTGTTATTTATCTTGTTCCTGATTCTTGGCTGGCAGGTATTTGGTCAACCTATTCAGGGATGATAAGTAATGTCTCTTACCACTATTCTCATTATTATATTGATTCTAATTCTGTTAGGTGGTCTTGGCCCATGGGCACCTGGAGGATATGGTTATGGATATGGGCATGGTAGC